ATGACACGGCTCTGGAAATGCCCGGAGTGCGGGAAGGGGCTGCGCGCCCCGGGCCGGCTCCGCAAGAACGACACGCGGCGTTACTGCCTCCCCTGCTCCGCGAAGACAGGGAAGTTGGTAGAGCGCGTCTGCCCGGCAGCAGAGAAGAAGCGCGGCGTCGCCGCTGACAAGGCGAAGAAGCGCGGCGTGAGGCGTAAGTGCCATCCCGACAACGAGACCGGCGTCAAGAGTCTTGACGTGGTGGCGGCCGACCCGCGTGTCGTGAAGGTGTGGAGCGAAGGCGAAGACGGCTATTGGGCGGAGCTGAAGCCGGGGCACAACTTCGAGGGCTGCTCGACGGTGCATGAGTGGACGGTCGAGTACATGAAGGTGGCGCTTGACCTCGTCGAGGAGGGCGACCCGTATTGACGGGTTTCGTCGATTTTAGACTTGATTTCGTGGCCTCCACATCGTACTATACTTGTGGAGCGAGTGAGTCAAGCGAAGCGGAGAAGACACCATGTGGCCTGAGTTCAAGAAGCCTGAGCCGAAGCCGGTCGGCACTTTCCATCTGGCTGAGGACGTGGAGTACACACAGCACTACGAGACCGCCTCGTGGTGGAAGAAGCACGCCGTCAAGGCGGGCAGCTACCCGATCGTCAAATCGACCGATCACGGTACGAACTACTGGTACCTCGTGCGGCTGCCGTCGGTTGTCGGGAACAGCGCCTTCGGCCGGAACCGGTACGAAGCCAACAGGGACAAGGGTCAGAGCGGCACGTACCATCTCCAGTTCGACGCCTACCAGGTTGCCAACTTCGTCGGCGAGGGCAAGGTGACGCTGAACGAGGACTGGGAAGTCGAGACGGTTGGTAAGTACGGCCCGGAGTGCGGGAAGCTGGCCGAGAAGCCGATAGTTCGGGTGAAGCCGGCTGGCTCGCCCTTCCAGGGGTAGGAACGGACATGGCAAAGAGCAAGCGCGACATCTCGGTGCTCTACGAAAGCATCGACCGCTTCTGTCAGCGGCGGAAGTTCAAGACTGTGAAGGGCGCAAGCAAGTTCGCCCGGAAGTGGGTCGGCGATCATCCCGAGCAGGGCTCCTACTACGCGGTCAGCTTCGACGGTGTCGGCAAGGTGAGCTGGTCAGGAGCGACGTTCGACGAGCTGTTTCCGCGCCCGGAGCCCGCCAAGAGCGACGACTACGGCTTCGGTGATTACCCCTACTGCCCCGAGCCGCCCGAGGTTGATTTCCCGTCGGATCTGCCGCAGTGGGTCGGACCTCCGATCGACGAATACCCCCTCCCGTTCTAAGCGGGAGTCGATTTTCCTCTTGATTTCGTGGTCTCCACATCGTACTATACTTGTGGAGCGAGTGAGTGAGACGCGGAGACACGAGAATGACGACGACTGAGCAGAGGGCCGACGCGGTGTTGGCTGAGGCAACTCGGGCAGCACGGGCAGGTGGGTTCCGGAAGGCGGGACAGCTCGCAAGGCGGGCAGCTGGCCTGTACGCCGACGCGCGGCGGGAGAAGGCGCTGATATGAATTGGGGTGAAGCGGCAGCTAAGAGATACGACTACGAAGCGCAGCTGTTCGGGTTGTCGCCGGAAGATCAGCGCTCTGAAGACGACGCGCTACTGTCCGCCGCTGCTGACGATAGCGAGCAGGGCGCAGCCGTCGCTGACGCGCTCGCCGTCGAGGCGGAGGCAGAAGGGGATCACGAGCGCGCCGCGGACCTTCGGGCGTCCGCTGACGAGCAGCGTGAGGACGCGAAGCGCTACCGCGCCGAGGTCGATAAGCTCTACGAGGTGAGGTGATGAAACTACTACCGCTGGACCGAAGGCTCCGGGAACAAAGCCCCCGGTGGAGCATCGAAGACGGTATTGACGACCTTCAGACCGCGCTCAACATGGCGCGGGCGAACAACGACCGGCAGCTCGCGCTGATCGCGCGGCTCGCTCACTCGGGCGCGAGGATGGTCGAGTCGGGGCGGAAGCGCCTCGCGGAGAGCGCGGAGATCGAGGCGCTGTTCTCCTAATCGTCTTCCGGCTCGATCTCATCGGGGGCCAGCGTGATGCTGTTGCCCTCGCCGCTTTGTACAGGGGGAGCCGGCGGGTGGTCGTCCGGTACCGGGGGAGGCTCGATCACGACCTCCTTCGGCAGCGACGGCGGGGCAGCCTCGAAGGTCGCGCTCGACTTCAGAAACTCGCTGCGCTCGACGCTGTCTTCGGCGATGCGAGCGAAGACGTCGGCGACCTCGCGCACCGGATCGTCGGGTGCCCAGTTTCCCTTCTCCAACGCCCACGTCAGACCCCGATGCACGGCATACACCGCCCGGATGTCCATCTCGACGTTGTAAGTGACGTGAGGCTGAGCTTTTATGAACGTGGACATTCTGTTCCCTCCGGTTTTCTCTGCTCCAACTCTACCACGGTGTGGGCGTCGATCAGGGGCGACACGAGAAGCTCGTCCACCGTCTCGAAGAACAGTCGTGGGGCGCCGCTCATCAGCTGGCCTACGATAGGGGCGATGTCGTCCACCTGGTACGAAGAGAGGCCCCCTGAGAGGGTTGTGAGGTGGACTACCCCCGGGCCGCTGTTCTCTCCTACCCCAGTCGCGTCCTTCCATCCCGCCTCGCGCAGCGCCTCGCAGAACGTCGCGACCGTCTCCCGAGCCTGCTCGGGGTCGAGACCGAAGGAGCAGCGAACCAAGGCGACCAGCATCTCCGTCACCGGACCCCGGACCGCGATCCCCTCTGCGAGCTGCAGAGAGACGGTGTCGACTCCCTCCTCTCCTTCTGCCGGGACGATGGGGTCGAAGGCCCGGCCACCCCACCGGTAGAGCCACCCCTCATGAGCGACGAGGTTCCCGGCGCGTGGCGGGTGCTTGTGTACCCTGACGAACTCGGCGGCGGTCGGTGCGTGCTCAGGTGGGGTCATCGTTCGCGGACCTCTGCTTTCTCTGGTGTTTGTGGTCGATCGCGTCGTCGAGGGCGTCGCTGAGCCCGAGGTTACTGACGACCCAACCGTCGAGCCAGCCTCCATCCGCTGTGCGCTCTGCGAGCTTGCCCCGCTCGTCTACCACGACGAGCTTCGGTTCCTCTCGTTGTACCATTCGCTTCGCACCCACCGCGAGGAAGCCGAAGATGCCGTGCTCGTGGACCAGCTCCCGAGTGCGGACATGGTCAGCGACGAAGGCGACAGATAGCGCTTTGAAGACCGCGCGAACGTGCTGAGGTAGCGCGTCGAGTCGTAGCCAACGTCTCATCCTCTGAGGTTTGACTCCGAGCTGCGCCGCAACCTCTTTGTAGCTCAGCTTTAGCGACCGGAGCATCAGCCTGATAGAGTCTCCGTCCATGCTCTCACACTTTCGTATACGGCAAAACGACTACCGATGATTCGCTACAACCCCCGTGGTTGAGGGAATCTATAACCACCACAAACCCCGTTTTTGAACACCACTGGACGTGTGCAAAGCTCCGTAGAGTCGACCTGTGGGGACATGTAAGCTGAGAGGCAGCAAAGACTTGTGTGCTGTTTTCGGGCATCCTATGAACACCCTATAAAATCGGATTTTTATATCGAGCATCTAAACACTGAGCACTGAAGGGTTTGCAAAGACGAATGAGCACCGCTAACGCTACCAATGTTTATTGCTATCATTTTCTTTGAAACTGATTGTTTCGCCCCATCTCTGACACCCGAATATGGCCCATCAATATCCGGGGTTACGAGGCCGGTTTTCACTGGTACAGAAAAACGATGTCAATAAACTGAGCGCCGGGTTGCCCTCTTCCGCCTTCGACGTGGGGTGAATCCTACTCAACCTGACGGATAATCTCCGCAACTCCTGACGGAAACTCAACTTACACACTTGGGAGATTCCCTTAGCGCGGCGGTCGGATTTTTCCTCGCGCGTAAGAAGCTTCTTCTCTTCGTTCAGAACAGTAAGAAGAACATCAAGATGGAAAACCAATACGGGATGTACCTTTTTGTACAAGTTGAGTAAGCTTAAGCTGTTAGCGAGCGGCGTGCCAAAAACTCGGCGGAGGAAAAAATTATTTTCGACTGCGGGCATTTGGCTCTCTGGCCGATCAGACAGATGTGACGACACCGCGAGGCTACCATCCGCACAAGCGTACCCCGCTCAGACTCCCGAGGCGGATTCCAGCCCCGTGTTCCGACATGATCCCGCGTCAGGAGCCCCGGAAGCCCGTCCAGCCCAGCATTCGAGAGCGGGTAGACGAGGGGTAGGGCGACGAGTATACTCGGCTCGGTTGTGGCGAGGCGAAAGCGTGCGATACTGGATCACTCTCATCCTGCTTGGGTTATGGCTTCTGGCGTTCCCCGCCACGGCTGGGGACGACCCAGCGTACGGTCTGTTCTCCCGCCCCTACTGCCATTGCGACGCCTGCTGTCGGGTCCGTGACGAGACGCTCACGAGCTACCAGGTCCGTCTCGCGGGTCGTTCAGGTGGCTTCGTCTTCAGGTTTGTAGTCTTCATTGTTGAGAGTATGAGGTCTGGGAGTTTTCTTGATAGTGAAGAGGTTGATTTTGTGTCCTTCTCATCGTATCCTGTAGGTGAGGAGGTTCAAACACATGACAAGTGACACGGGATGGGGCGGCAGGCGTGAAGGTGCGGGAGCTAAGCAACGGGAGCCTGAAGGCCCTGGGGTGCCGGTGAAGGTGCGCATCACGGGGCATATGATCGAGCGGCTGGCGGAGGTGAAGCTCAGGAGCTTCGTAGGCAACCGGCTGATGGAGATCGCGGCCCCGGCGACCCGCAGCGACTGCATGCGGCACGCGATGCACCTTGGGCTGAGCATTCACACCGCGCTGATCGAGCGGAAGCCCGAGAAGCTGCTCGGCCCGCTGCAGACCGCGCTTGAGGCGTCGAACGATATCGGACGGAAGGGCGTCCGCGAGGCGCTCCAGACGCTGAAGGACGCCCTTCGGCAGCGGTAGGATCGGCATGCGCGTAGAGCTACGCTATGGACCGGTATGGACGGGGTTCTTCGCTTCAGGTGCAGACGCGAGCTTCGCCATCCACAAGCACATGGGGCAGGTGCCCAACCCGCGGTTTCGCGCCGGAGGGGATGAGCCGCGGTTCTACAACTTCCTCAAGGGCGGACAATTTCTCACGGGTCTGACGGATTGGGTGGAGCCGAAGCTCGTCGCCGACGGCGTTGAGGTGGTCCGCACGGACTTCCCCGAGTGGCCCGCGGTCAACGGCTGGAAGCCGGACCTGCTCGGCTCTGACCTCACGCTTCGCCCCTACCAGGTCGAGGCGGTCAAGGCTTGCATAGTCGGCGGCAGGGGCGTCGTGGAGATCGCTACCGGTGGTGGGAAAACCCTCGTGTCTAAGGCGCTCACGAGAGCCCTGGGCACGCCGCGCACGCTCTTCCTGTGCCCGGACACGGCGGCGCTTCGCGACATGTACCGGCGGTTCTCATGGGTCTTCGGTCGTGAGCTTGTCGGGCGCTACGGTGAGGGCTACTCGGACTCCGATCGGCAGATTGTCATCGCGACCGTCCAGGGGCTTATGAACGGGCTCAAGCGCGGTCGCAGCATCGTGACGGAGCTGCTTGAAGACATTGAGCTGCTCTTCGTTGACGAGGTCCACCGGTACGCGACGGCAGACGCTTGGCGGGAGGTGATCCTCTACTGCCGGGCTGCGCGCCGCATTGCGCTCAGCGGCACACCGTTCAACGCCGGCAGCGGTCCCTACGATCCTGAAGACATGGTGGTGCGGGGCCTCGCTGGCCGCACGCTGGTGAAGCTCTCGGTGAGCAAGCTCACGGAGATGGGCTATCTCACGCCGTGCTCGTTCATTCGGTTCCCGGCCGGCGGAGAGGACAACTACGTTCGGAGCTGGAACTGGGCTACGGTCTACAAGGAAGGCATCGTCCGCAACATGGAGCGCAACGAGCGCATCGTCACCTTGGCGACGAACCTCGCGGACGCTGGAGCACGCCCCCTTGTCACCATCGACCATCTCGATCACGGTCGGGCGCTGCAGTACATGCTGCTCGCGAACGGCATCCTGTCGGTGTGTGCGTACGGGTCCGGGGCGCTCTTCGTTCCTCGCGAGCTGCTCGACGCTTTTGGGCCGGTCAAGTACACCGCTCCCGGCGTCAAGAGGGGGCAGCGGTGGATACCCTACATTGACCTCGTTCGGCACACGGAGAGTCGTTTCGTCCGCATTGAGGCGGACAAGCATCCGGAGGCGGAGGTGCGGGTACGGGAGCTATTTGAGGAGGGCGCGGTCGCAGTTCTCATCGGCTCCCGGATCTTCGACGAGGTGCAGAACATACCCTTCCTGACCGATCTCATCACGGCGGCAGGCTACAAGCGGGGTAAGCGTGTTCGTCAGCGCATCGGGCGCGTGCTGCGGCTGTACCCGGGGAAGACGGCGGTACGTGTTTGGGATCCTCAGGATACGGTCCACAAGTTCCTCTCCAAGCATTCGGAGGAGCGGGAGTCGGTTGCGCGAGACGAGGGTCATCGGGTAGCTGATGGTCGGGTCGCTCCTGCAGAATGCCTCCTTCGGTTTCGAGACGTGCTTCCGAGGTACCTCAGGAGGGCTGACGTGCAGCTCACGAGCGTGAGTGTGAAGGTCGGGATGAGCTTGCCGTTGCAGAACGGTGCGATGGCTCACCCCGAGGTGGAGCTTACCGCGGCGCTTGACGAGGGCGAGGACGGTAAGGCAGTGGTTCAGCAGCTGGGCGTCAAGGCGCTCGGTGCTTGGTTTCAGGAAGCGCACAGACAGTCCTACTGGCTGTCGCAGGTTGCGACCGCGGGCGTGCAGGCTTCGCTGGCACAATTCATCGAGCATCGCAAAGGGTAGGCGGCGCACCCGTGATCGAGGAGACAGCCGCAAATTACGATTTTGGTACTACTTTTCAGTTCTCCGCAGTCGCGATGGCACTGCGAGATCCGGATTTCCTGAAGCTGTACGGGGATGTCTTCAATCCCAGCTACTTCACGCATGTCAACCTCAGCACAATTGCTGATTTACTGAAGCGACACTTCGAGCGCTTTCAGCATACGCCGAACATCGATGCCCTGGAGGCTTCGTGTAGTGAGCACGCGCGGAAGTACGGTGGTGAAGCTGACAAGGCGGCTACGCTACGCGCTGAACTACACCAGCTGATAATCAACCTCTGCGATCTGTCACTCAACGATGCTCAGTATATTCGAGAGCGGATGGTTGCCTTCGCGCAGGAGCAGGCGTTGAAGCATGCGATCCACGAGGGCATCCGGCTGATCGAGAAGAAGGAAGAAGGCGACTACACGCAGTACCGGGAGGTCGTCGAGAGGGCGCTGCAGGTCGGTGTGGCTCGCGAGGCGGGTATCACCTACGAGGACGTCGCGCCCGACCTGACGGCATACATTCGCACGTCAGGCGTATATGACCCCGCACGTAAAGTGCCCTTCGGTCTGGCGCAGCTCGACCGCGAGATCAAGGGTGGCATCGGTGCTGGGGAGTTAGCGGTTGTCGGAGGCCGGGCCGGGCTCGGCAAATCAACGCTACTCGTGAATCTCGGCAAGTCGGCGATGTTCACCTTTGGCAACCAGAGCAAGAGCAACGGCCGCCGCCCGCGTGCTGTCGTTCACGTGACGCTTGAGCTGAAGGAGCCGGACGTCGCGGTCATGTACTCGGCGCTGCTCGCGGGCGTCACACGTGACGATCTTGTCATGGGTACGGACGCGTACAAACCTCGGATACAATCGGTGCTCGACGACGTTGCGCCGCTCTTCATACGCTACTTCTCTTCTGCGTCAATCGGAACGAATGAGTTGGAGTGGTACGTCAGTAGCCTGACATTGCAGAAGGACGTAGACATCGGGTTGCTGATCGTCGACTACGCGGACCTCCTGAATGACATAGGCGGCAAGCGCGGTGACGACACGTACCGCGGTGCAGGGGCCGTCTACAGCCGACTCATCAACATCGGCGACAAGTTCGGCTGTGCCGTTGCGACGGCGACGCAGATCAATCGTGAGTGGGCGTACGAGAGCGTCGTCGACCTGCGTGGCGTTGCGGATTCCTTCTTGAAGGGTGCGCACGCGGACATCTTCGTGCTGATGGGACAGTCGCACGTGGACGCGAAGCTTGGTGTCGTCAAGCTCTTCCTGGGCAAGAACCGACGCGGTGCGTCCAACAAGACAATCCTCTGTGGGCACAACGGTGCTCTCGCGTACATCCGAGAGTTGGGGCCGGAGGAGATCGAGGTCTTCAAGAAGCACGTCGCCGATCACGCTGACGACGAGGTCCGCAGTCCGAGGGACCGGGGAGGGGGCTGGCGTGGGCGGCGTTGACAAGATCGTGCATCGGCTGCGCGGTAAGCTCGGCGCGCCTATGCAAGCTCCCGGCGACGAGTGGCGCTTCAATAGCCCCTTCCGTCAGCACTTCCACAACCCGGGCAAGGATGACACGGGCGGGCATCTCTACGTCAACCCTGACCGTGGCAAGTTTATCTGCTACAAGAGCGGCCTGTCGGGCGGTATGGAGCATCTGTTCAGGTTGCTCGGGCTCGACTACGAGGGAGCCGAAGACGAGGTCACGCCGGTACCGACGGCGGAGCTGCGTGAGCGTCTGACGGCTCTCGACGCGCCGGTCGACACTTCTGTGCCGACGAACGACCTCCCCGACTTCTATGAGCCGGTGCGTTACGGCGGGTGCGTGTACGACTACCTCCATCACGAGCGTAACGTGTCCGACGAGGACATCGTTCGGTACCGCTTGGGGCAGGGCACGGTCAGCTCTGGACAGGATCACATCCTTGTCATCCCAAGCTTCGATGAGGAAGGTCAGTGTGAGTTTTGGCAGACCCGTCGGACGGACGGGGTAGAGTCGAAGGTGAAGTACCGCAACCCGCCTGGGTCGAAGCGTCGGTTTCACGTTGGTTTCATCGAGGTCGCGCGCGCGGTCGGCACGACTGTCGTCATAACCGAAGGCGGCTTCAGCGCTATAACTACTGGGCCTGACGCGGTTTGTATGTACGGAAAGTTCATATCGGACTACCAGCTTTTGAGGCTACGGAATCGAGGCTTTCATCGTATAATCATCGCACTGGACGGCGATGTCCCCACGAAGACCGTTGTCAGCGTAGCGACACGGGCACTGGGGTTTGGGTTGGACGTTGGTTATGTGGCGATGGCGTACAAGGACGACCCGGACGACATAGGGCGAGACGTGATGCGAAGACGGATCAATGAGGCGCAGCCGCTTACTCGGACTGGCCTTCTTCGTCTTCGCCTCGCACGTCTATGACGGGGGACGGTGTGGACGACATGCGCGAACGGTTGGAGGCTCTCGCGAAGAACTTGCGGGGTCTCGTGGATACGGCGCGTCGGAAGTTTAGCTGCCCGAGCTTCATTGATACAGACGACGTGCTCTACACGTCGCTTATTCCTGTCGAGGAGGCGACAAGACCGTTCCCGATCGGTAGCAGCGACTGGCGGAACATCAGCACTGCGATCGTCAGGCGCACGTGCATCAACGTCATGCGGAGCTGGATCGGCCGGAGGGTCGTGCGTAAGTCTGTGCATATGGACGACGACTTCTTCAATTCGCTGCTGGCACCGTCGGAATGGGATCCCGTGACGGTTGCGGTGATCTCCGACGAGGTCGACTACCTGCAGCAGCTCGTTGGGTTCAGCGAATCCTTTACTGCCCTCCTTCGTACCTGCGCACACACGGGTCAGCGGATCACGCCGACACTCGTCGCGCAGTCCCTCGGTTGTGGAGACGGAAGCGCACGGTACCAGCTGCGTAGGCTGCACGATGAGGCGCGGCGCATCTACCCGAATGCACCATTGAAGAGGGGATGCGCGTGCAGCTGAGTCCGTTGTGCGAGAAGTGCCCGCTGAACGCGGCGCAGGGATGTGCTCCCGTTCTACCGAAGATGCACGCGCCGGAGCATGAGCCGCGTTACCTCGTGCTTGGGGAGGCGCCCGGACCGACGGAGGTGCAGCGCGGTATCCCCTTCGTCGGCGACGCGGGAGGGATGCTGCGCGAAACGCTTGTCGAAGCGAAGATCGACATCAACGACTGCATCTTCGCGAACGCGACGTGGTGTATGCCGCACAAGGACGGCATGGCGACGAAGTTCCGCAAGCCGACACCTGAGGAGACGAGCGCCTGCCTTCCGCACACGCTGCGACTCATAGAAAAGCACTCCCCTCCGGTCATCATACTCGCCGGCAACGCGGCTCTCGAAGCCTTCACGGGCCTGAAGAAGATCACCGCGGAGCGGGGCAACGTCTACCGTCTCGGCGACTTCTACCAGCGCCTCCCCCGGTCGCTGCGCTACCTCGACTACCACAAATGGGCGGGCGACAACGCGCCGGATGCGCTGGACGGATTCTGGCGCTACCGCTTCAAGGCCGCAGACGGGACGGTTGCGCAGCTGCAGATGGACGGCGCGCAAGAGCACGGCTACCGCCCGTTCCTTGAGGATAAGACGACGGTCGTCCCGGTCTTTCACCCGAGCTACGTCCTGCGTGAGGGAAAGGGCACGAAGACGCACAGCCTCTTCCGTTCTGATCTCCTCTCTGCAACGACGATCGGCAAGCTTGCGAGCGTCGAGAAGAAGTACAGCGTCATCAACGATTTCGACGCTCTCGAACGCTACGCTGATGAGACCATCGAGATGCACCGTTCCGGCACGTGCGACTTCATCGCGGTCGACGTCGAGGGTTCAGAGGAGCTGGGCGAGAAGTACATCTGGATGAGCCCCTTCCACCCGCGCACACGCATTTTCACGGTGCAGGTGTCGCGCGAGGACCACGAGGGTGTGCTCATCCTCGTGAACCACGTCGATAGCGTCTTCAACACGCCCTTCATGCTCCGCAAGTTCATCGCGGTCTTCTCTCGGCTGCTGCATGCGGTGCCGGTCGTCGGCCACAACTACGAGTTCGACTACAAGTTCCTCCGCTGCAAGCTGGGCATCAAAGACTACAAGGTCGTCGGCGACACGTTGCTCGCGGATCACTGGCTGACGATGGGTCAGGACGTCATGCGGAACCTGCCGGCGATCGGTCGGCGCTACCTTGGCGCGCCGAACCACAAGGTGGAGATGCGGGCCTGGCGTCTCACGAACCCCGGGAAGACGTTCGAGGACGCACCACGCGACATAGAGACGCGCTACGGATGCCTTAGTGGTAACAGTCTTGTACAGCTCGGAGACGGCTCGTGGAGGCAGATTCGTGCTCTCGTGCAAGATCGCTATGACGGGACCGTGAAGGCTGTTGTGGATGGTTGTGTGGTAGATGCGACCGTGACGGGGTGGCATCGTGCTGACGTTCGTCAACGCGAGTGGTACAGGCTTGTCACCTCGACGACGCCGGACGGGTCCGGCCCGCTGTTTACACCAGAACACGAGATATACACGGACCGTGGTCGTGTTCGTGTGGATGAGTTGCAAGCTGGCGTTGATTCCATTCTCACAGACGAGAACACGTTCTCTTCGGATCAGATGTCGGTCTTTCTCGGTACGGTTCTCGGGGATGGCGGACTGGGGGGCCGTAACGGTAAGTCTGTTGGGCTGCGCTTCGGTCAGCGTAGCAGCTGCGTTGGTTATGCGGAGTGGAAGGCGGCGGTGTTTGCCCCGTTCTCTCCTAAGCACATACAAGCACCCGACAAATTTGTTCGCTACGCTCTTCCCTACTCTCGGTACCTCGCGTCCCTCTTGCGATTGTTCCCAAAACGCAAGCGGGAGGATCACGGTCACTGCAAGACGAAGATCACGGGCAACGTCCTATCCCTACTTGGTGTTCTCGGGCTTGCGGTGTGGTATCAGGACGACGGCACACTCGTGAAGAACCGAGACGCTTCCAGAATCTATGCGAAGCTGCCTGACGAAGAAGCGCAGCTACTTGTCTCCTGGCTTCAGCGGTTGTTCGGTTCGGAGGTCGCGTACAACGAGAGGCAGGGGTTCGTCAGAATTCGCGGTGGCGCTTTTCAAGAGTTTCACAAAGTAATAGCTCCGTTTGTGCATCCGTCGATGGCGTACAAGAGCCCGTTGACGATAGTCGGAAGCGAGGTTATTTCTCCAGAGGCAGGCCCGTTGTTCTACGAGCTGTTAGAGCGCGTTGAACCGGCACACCCGGATGTACTTGCGGCGCGTGGATGGGGTGTACGCTTCTGCCTGACAGTTCCGGAGGCTGGTAACTTCGTAACGCATGTTGGCGTTGTAGCGAACTGCGGCGACACGGACGTGACGCGGCTGGTCTACAAAGAGCAGGTTGAGCAGCTTCGCGACGAGGAGCGCTACGACGACTACTACAGGCTCTACTTCGGCCAGCATGAGTCATGGCAGGCTATCGTAGACATGATGTACCACGGCATGCTCTACGATCCCGTCGAGTGGGGCAAGCTGAACGAGCGCTTCCCCGAGCGTATCACTACCGTACGGCAGAAGCTCAATGCGAATCCGCACGTGCTCAACTGGATTGAGCACAGCCGCAAGCAGCACAACATGCGGGCTGAGGAGTACAACTACGAGCTGAAGGAGTCCGGTAACAAGCGCAAGAAGCCGCGGACGCTTTACGACGCCTCGACGTGGTACCACGAGGTGGAGACCGACAAGAAGACGGGCGAGACGAAGCATACCCGCTGGTGGAACCCGAGTAGTGACAAGGCGTATGATGCTCTCGTGCTGCATGGGCTCGGCATCATGGATCACAAGCACTTCTTCAACGACTTGGAGACCCGCGAGAGGGGCGACACACCGAAGCGGTCCGAGCACAATCGGGCCATCTTCACGTCGGCTTTTGCACGTATGGCGAGAATGGCGCGGGAGGCGCTGGCGGAGGTCGAGGGGAAGAACGACCAGCGCGCGGCCATTCAGATGCACACGCACAACGCTACGGTGTACTCCTCTGCGTCTGAGCTGTTTGCCCTGACGAACCAGCTCGCGTCGCTGACGAAGACGAACAGCACGTACGTGCGCGGCGTACCGAAGCTCACGGCCGACTACCCGGTCGACGACAAGAACCCCGCGGACGTGCGCAGCCGCATGCTTCCCATCTACCGCCCCTTCGCGGACCAGCCCCTCGCCTATTGCCTGCACTCCGAGCTGAAGATGCACGGCACGGTGAGCGGCCGGCTGTCCAGCGCGAACCCGAACGGGCAGAACTGGCCGAAGCGTAAGGCTGACAAAGAGACGGACGTCACGAGGATCTACATCTCTCGGTGGTGTGGTCGCGGTGGCCTCCTGCTCGGCGCAGACTACTGTCTCGTAGCTGGTACGCCGGTCGTTACCGCGGATGGTGTGATGCCCATCGAGGAGGTCGTAGAGAAGCTGCCTCCTGTGCTCTCGTCTCCCGACGGTCGCACGGTCGAGTTCCAACGTACGACTCGGGGTGCTTTGGTGGGGACGCTTCCCATCGTTGAGATGATGTTGGAAGACGGAAGCGTCGTCCGGTGTACGGAAGACCACAAGTGGATGCGGTTCGACGGGTCGATGGCAAAGACCTCGGAGCTACGTCCGGGTGACCGGCTTGCGCACGTACGTTCAGGGCTCTCGGGGCACTATCCGACGTGGTATATGCGGAGCAACCGTGATTACGCTTACCAGCACCACGCCCTTGCGGACTTCCTCTTTCCGAGTTCTCGCGAAGGGCGACACAGACGTGAGCTTGAAGTCGATCACATAGATGGGGACATCGACAATAACACGCGCGAGAACCTACGTGTCATTTCTCGGGTGGAGAACAGAGGGCAGGGCGGTAAGCGTTGGTGGACCGAAGCATCCGATGAGGAGCGCAAGGAACGATCTCGCAAGCTTGTGGCGGGGCAGGCGAAGCGTCGGTCCTACACAGGTTCCGGGAATCCGAACTTCGGAAAGACGAAGAAGGTGGAGGCGGTGTGCCCGACGTGCGGTGTGACCTTCCATGCCGCGCCGTCCGCGCGTAAGAAGTTTTGCTCTAAGTCGTGCTACACGCCGGAACGACGTAGCGCTGCGCGTAAGCGTGGGAGCGGGAACCATCGCGTCAGGTCGATCAAACCTGTCGGTGTGGCACCGGTTTATCAGATTACCGTTGAGGGTACACACAACTATGTGCTTGGGAACGGGCTCGTCAGTGGCAACTCACAAATCGAGGTGAGGGTTATGGTTATGCTCGCTGTCGCGCGAGACATAGCTGTTGCGATTGACAAGGGTCTCGACATCCACAAGGTCATGGCGTCGCGCGTGTACCGCTGCGCCTATGAGGAGGTCACGAAGGCGCAGCGCACGCCGACGAAGAGCATCACCTTCGGCATCCTCTACGGTCAGGGTGTCAACGCGCTCGCGACGAAGCTGCAGATAGCGAAGGAAGAAGCAGAAGCACTGGTTAAGGTGTTCTTCGATCAGATTCCCGAGGTCAAGCTGCTCATCGACCGCTACCACGCGTTCGCTGAGGAGAACGGCTACATCGACACTCTCTTCAATCGGCTTCGTTACATCCCGACGGCGCAGAGCAAGAAGCAGTATGAGGTCGCGGGCGCAAAGCGGCGTGCGGTCAACACCCCGATTCAGTCGGCCGCGAGCGACATGACGCTGTCGGCGATCGGAAGGTGCTGGAAGACGGCGAAGGCGCTGGGGATCCCGAACGGCATTCCGTGGCTTACCATTCACGACGCGCAGTATTGGGATACGCTCGACTGCACCTTTGACCTCATGGAGCTGATCTACTATCAGATGGCGCTTGCCCCCTACGAGTTGTGGGATTGGGTCATGTGCCGGCCCGAAGCGGAGTTTGACCTCGGGACGACTTGGGGCACGATGGTCGAAGCGAGCTTCCTCTGGGAGGACCGGGAGACGTACGTGTTCGATAAGGAACACCTCAACCTCACTGGCTCGCCGGGGAAGCTTGACCTCGTGTGTGACGAGTGGCGTGGGCTCAAGGTCATCGGGGAGAAGGAACATGCGCACGAGCCGGGGAAGCTCGTGCGCACGGTCCGGGTCAAGCGTGATCGAGTTTACTGCACGATTGAGAAGAAGCGGTTAGTGGACGGCAGCGGCTCTATCGTGAAAATCTGACGACGTAGTGCGGGAAATCACGCTTGGGGCCGATTAGATAGATGGAGGTTGGCATGGACGGCAAGCGGATCGTTCTCTGCGGCGCAGCGAGTGAGCGTGGCGGTTACGTCGCGGAGGTGCTCAGGCAGCGCGGACATAGGGTCTTCGGTGTTGGGCTTCACGGGCCGGACTACGCGGTCGACTTTGCGCTTGCGGGCGACGACGTCGCGGAGGCGGTCTTCTCGCGCGCGTTCGCGGCCTTCGACGGTTTCCCTGACACGCTCGTCATCCTGTCGTCGAGGCACTTCACCGGAGAGATGGCGGATCATACGCCGACGATCATCAACCAGGGCATGAGCATCAACTTCGTTGTGCCGTTCCTGCTCCTGCAGCGCTTCTGCGACAACGTCGACAAGCACCGTGTTGACAACGCGTCAGCGGTGTTCGTGCTCGGGGCGGGCAACACGCCGCACGCCTACACCTACAACGCATCGAAGGCGGCGCTACGCTCGGTGCTGAAGACGCTTTCGCTTGACCTTGTCGAGGGGGAGTCGGTACCCGTGCGCCTGTTCGGAATCGCGCGGACGTGTCCGCACTGCTCGCCACACAATCGGCCTGACGCGCCGTCAGACATGGCGAACGTGGTTGTCTACATGATTGAGGACGCGCCCGCCTTCATGAGCGGGACCGTCCTCACACTGGGGGGAGGTGTTGGTGGCTGACCTGACCATATGGCGGAGGCTGTTCGTGGAGTTGTGTGAGACCCTTGACGGCTCGGAGGTTCCGCTACTCGACGAGGAAGGAGCGCGGAACCTCAACGCGGTCATCGACATTCTGGAGTCCAAGTTCAAGCTCGAACAGCTTGGGCCTGCGATGTGGGATGCTCCCGGGGTCGCGGCGATTACGGCCTTCTACGCGCGTACGTTCCGCCACCGCACGAACCAGCAGAAGGACATCCTTGACGAGACGGCTGCGGTCTTCTACGTCGGCGAGAAGAAGGTTCTCAACGTGACGGGTAAGGTGCCGTCTGACCGTTCCATTGACGAGCAGGTCAAGACACACGGACCGTACGTGCAGCACAAGCGCTGGCACGTCCGGCTGACGCACTACGCGTCGAAATTAGGTGAACTGCACGAACTCATGACTGTACGTTGTCGGCTGCTCGAACAGCTCAGCAACAACTACAGGCAGGAGCGGCGCATAGAGGAGGAGATGGCGTAGTGGTCGACATCAATGCACTTGGTGTGCAGACGGTTGAGGGCATTCGCGCCGCGAAGGCGCAACTTGACGCGGACAGCCAGCCAGACAAGCGGTTCTTCAAGGTGCCGAAGTCGACGAAGGTCTACTTCTACATCCTGCCGCCGTGGTCGGTGAAGGCGAACGGGTTCTTCGGCAAGGTCGTCTTCAAGTGGTGGTTCCCGAAGGCGTGGAAGACGAACCCCGTCATCGGGCTGAAGACGTGGAACATGGGGGAAAAGGATCCTATCGAGATCGCCGTTGAGGAGGTCCAGAAGCTCAGCAGGGACGTGCGCAAGTCCGTTTCGCTGAACAAGCGGGCGCACATGAACATCCTGCTCATGGGCCGCGAGAAGTACGACGAATCCGGTAACATGATCCAGGCGTTCACGCCGTACGAGGACAAGGCGCAGCGCGAGCACCTTGCGCAGATCGCGGACTTTCCCACGAGCATCTACAACGAGATTATGACCCTCGTGATGGGTCTCGGTGAGGACAGCCTCATCACTGCCATGCACGCTGCGACTCCGGTGTGGGTCAAGCGCGATCACGGCGAGCGGCTCGACACGAAGTACAGCGTCGGCATGCTCATGAAGGACGTCACCGCTGGTGGTCCCGGTGGTCGTATCACGCGTAACGTGTTCGCCGAAAACGAGGCCCGCCGCGTCGAGATCATCTCGTCGATGTACGATCTCGACGACGATGTCTTTCCGCCGCCTGAGAACACGAAGGAGTACGACGACGCCGCCGCTCAGGTGCGGGCGAAGTTCGGCGCGGAGTACCTCGCCGGAAGCGGTGTCGGAGCCCCGGTCGCGGGTGCGATGGTTCCGGCCGCTGCGGCTGCGACCCTGCCGATGTCGATGGCTGTCGGGTCGACGGTTCCGGCGGGCTACGTGCCCCCGACGACTCCGCCGGCCGCATCTCCGGACCCGGCACCCGTACCTCCGCCTGCTCCGCCGGCCCCGGCCCCGGCCCCGGCTGCTGTGAACCCGAACGCTCCCCCGCCGATCCCGCCACCTCCGCCGGCCGCTCCGGCAGCTGCTGCGAACCCGAACGCACCGCCGCCCCCGCAGGCAGCTGCTGCGAACCCGAACGCGCCGCCGTCGTCGATGCCATTCTTCGGCAACACGCCGCCCCCGGTGCCGCCCGCTCAGTCGGCTCCGCCCGCACCCGCACCGGTTCCGGCGCCCGCTCCGTCCGCCCCTCCTGTGGTCGGAGCGCCGCCCCCGGTGTCGCCGCCCCCGGCTCCGCCTCCGGCGTCGAAGGCCCCGGCCGCAAAGAAGGCGTCTCGCAAAAAGCGCAGTACGCGCAAGAAGGCTGCGCCTCCTCCTGAGGCCACGGAGGAGGTGGTCGTGATCCCCGCGGAGCAGGTTGACGCGTGTCAGCAGAAGCTGCTCAGCGAGGTGTGGGCTGGCAACACGCCCCCGGTCATCGGTGGCAACGCGCCGAACGCCGGCAAGCCGGTGTGCTACCGCGTCTACGGATCGATGCAGAACGGCGAGAGCCTTCACCTGTGTGAGACGTGCTCGTACGCGACTCCGTGCGAGATGTCGCAGGAGAGCTGATGGCTATCCGCGACGTCGTGATGAGGACGGCGAAGTACCTCATCAAGCGTAAGATCGTGGGGGCGGGACTCCCCACGGTCGCCTCCGACTTCGGAGTCGGGGACGTGTGGGGTTGGCTTCCGTCCGGCATCACCATTCTCGACTACCTCACCGGTGGGGGCCTCCCCATCGGGAGGTGCTCGGAGGTCTACTCTCTCAAAGAGAGCGAGGGGAAGACGACCCTCCTTCTTCTTTACGTGGCGCAGATGCAGCGCCTTGGTGGCGTCGTCGTGTGGTTGGAGAGCGAATCCGCCATCGACAAGTACCGCGCGGAGCGGCTCGGCGTCGACCTCGACCGCATGATGATCTACGGGCCTCCGACGCTGGAGAAGGGCTTCGAGGTCATACGTGAGACGCTCGCCGCGATCGGCGACGATGCCGACCTCAAGGGCCTCCCGGTTCTCATCGTGTGGGACACCATCGGTTCCGCTCCTACGGAAGCAGAGAAGGAAGGCGACAGCTACGGCGACGGCATAAGCAAGGCCGCTCGCGTGATCCGGGAGGCGATGCGGGACTTGACGCTGGAGCTGCACAAGTGCCGGACGCACATTTGCTTCGTCAATCAGAGCTTCGTCGACATCAAGGCTGCAACTATGCCCGGTGCGAGCCGCAGGGCAACACCGAAGACGACGCCGGGTGGGGGTGGCATCAAGTTCCACGCGAGCGTACGGCTTGAGATGAAGCGCATCGGCTGGCTCAAGGACGAGCGCGAAGAGATTATCGGCATCGTTACGCGCGTCACGTCGAAGAAGAACAAGATCGCCCCGGCGATGCGCGAGATAGACCTCGTGCTTCATGGAGCGCTGGGCTACGACGAAGCCGCGACGTTGTTCGGCTTTCTGAAGGGCACGCCGGCCATCACCAGTTCCGGCAGCTGGTACGCGACAGCGTCGGCGACGGGGGAGGTAGGCGGCAACGGGAACCTCATCATCAACCCGGTGCGTGCTCAGGGGGAGGATAAACTCCTCAAGCTCGCTCGGGAGAACCCCGACATCGTGACGTATTGGCAGGCTATGGCGGCTCACCACTGGCCGCTCCCGCCCGACCGTGCGTACGACGACAGCGGCTTCGTCAGACCGCTTGAGAAGTACCGCAAGGAAGCCCCGAAGATAGAGGCAGAGCCCGAGCCTGAGCCCGTTCCGCCACCGGCGAAGCGGGCAGCGAGAAAGACCGCCGCTCTGGACAAGAGGCGTACGCGTAAGTCGGCTCGTAAGAAGGAGTAGCGTACCGCGTACAATTTCGAGAGTTTTCTTGTTGCTCACATCGCATGTATGTTGTAAGCTTCGTGTAGAGCAAAACTCAACATGGAGGGCGCAACATGCTCATGCTTCACTGTGGTGCGAAGGCTGTGACTCGTGAAGAGCTTCGGGAGATCCCGGTCATCAGGCCGGAGAAGGTCTCGGATCGGTGGAAGGGTACGCAGCATGGCGAGTGGGTCGACGCCCTCTCGCGGAGCCTCGAAGGCTTCGGCCTGAAGGTCGAGGAGGAGCGCTTCGGAGTCGCCGGCCCGAACGACGAAGACCTGTTCGGTGTGTTCATCATGAAGGCGCCGCAGTCGTTTCAGGACATACCCGGTGGGCTCGCGCCGGCCTTCGGCATCCGGCACTCGAACCGCTGCCTTCACGCTCACATCGTCGTGGTCGGCGGGCGCGTGTTCGTCTGCGACAACGGCGTCGTCGCTGGAGAGTACGTCATCAAGCGCAAGCACACGTCGGGCGTCAACATCAACGAGATGGCTCAGCTGGCGGTCAACACGTGGGCGATGCGGGCTAACAACCTCGCGATCGTCACGAACCAGCTGCGCGCGGTCGAGATCGACGAGCCGAAGCTCAACCGCTTCGTCGTCGGACTCGGCGAGGATACGTCCGCGGGCTGGTCGCGCGTCGGCAGCATCCTGAAGGAGTGGCGGGAGCCCCGTCACGAGGTGTGGACGGAAGAGCGCAACGGTTGGGGGCTGTACAACGCCGTCACCGAGATCGGCAAGTGCTACAAGCCGGGTCGGCAGCTTCAGCTGCTCGGCGAGGCGCGGGATCTGATTCTCAACCTCAACTGATCGTAAAGCTCTTGATACTGTGCCCTTCGCATCGTCTACTTAGGTGGGCGTTGCGAAGGGTATCGGTCTGCATGGGAAGGAATGAGGATGGGCGGCAAGGGCGTACGGAAGTCCTCGTTGGATGATTTCAAGGTCGGCGACCTCGTCTTTTGGACCAGTCAGGCCGGAGGCTACGCTGCTCGTAAGACGGGGACGGTGCTGTTGCTACTGCCGAAGGGCGCGCCGCTTGACCGCAGATGCGATCACAAGCGTATTCGCGTGGCAAACTACTTGTGCCGGTATGACAGCTCACGCTCAACTCGGGACCGGATGCTCGTGAGCGTTCCGCGCACGGGGAAGACCGGTAAAGAGCTGAAGCCGGCGCTGTACGCACCCATCGTGTCCGGAATCAGAAAGTGCAAGCGTAAGGTGTAAATTGAGCGAGTTCACGGACCTGGTCTTTGGTGACGATGGGTTGCTCGCTGCGCAGTTCGAGGGTTATGAGCCCCGGTCGATGCAGACCGACATGGCGAACGCCGTCGAGGCCGCTTTCGGTGCGAAGGAGCATCTGATCGTCGAAGCCCCGTGCGGCACGGGGAAGAGCTTCGCATACCTCGTGCCTGCGGTACAGAAGGCACTGGCAGCGAAGGTGCAGGTCATCGTCGCGACGGCGAACATCGCCCTACAGGAACAGCTCGCGTCGAAAGACCTCCCCTTCTTGCAGGGGCTTCTCGCCGACGACGCGTACTTCACCTTTGCGCTGCTCAAGGGGAAGGGCAACTACCTCTGCACACGCCGGCTCGGGAAGTTCTCTGCCAAGGTCGAGTCAAGGTCCGTCAATCTCCCCACGTGGAAGCGAAAGCAGCTCACCGACATTCAGGCATGGGCCAAGAAGACGGTGACGGGAGACAAAAGCGAGCTGGACTTCAATCCCGACGGCGATGTGTGGATGCACGTGTGCGGGGACACGGAGGAGTGTGCTGGCGATAGCTGTGATGGATTCACGTGCTACTTCCTGCGTGCCCGCGCGACGGCGAATGAAGCGAACATCGTCGTCACGAACTACCACCTTCTCTTCGCACATGTGGCTCTGTTGCACGCGACGGGTAGGCATTGCATCTTCCCGGACCTGCAGTACCTCATATGTGACGAGGCGCACGAAATTCCTAACATCGCGCGGTCCTTCCTCGGGTGGCAGGTCACGGACTACGCGCCGCGCCACATCGTCAACCTTCTGGAGGAAGAAGGTGATCGGCTCGCCGACAGCGATAGCAAGGACGACAGGGACCGGGGACAAGTCTTTTTTCGTGTAGCGCAGGAGGTCGACGCCGAACACCGGAAGCTCTTTCAGGTGTTTGACAAGCTACGTACGGACCCCGAACGCATCTACTACGACGGCATCCGCATGCGTCGTAAGGGTCTGTTCGATCCTGAGCCCCTCGCCAACGCGATTGAGGCGGCGAAGGTCTTCCTTCTCAAGCTCTCGCGTGCCGCAGGCGGCGAGAAGATGAAGGCGCTCTACAACAGCGTCATATCGATGGCGGGGAACCTCGTCATGCGCCTGTCGGACGCTTACCACCTCGTAGGTGATCCGAATGTCGTCTACTGGTTGGAGGAGAAGCACGGACGCGGGAAGGGTACGAGGTTGTGCGCGAAGCCGGTCGACGTCTCTGCGCATCTTCGGCAGTTTCTCTTCAGGAGCGTGTCCGCAGAGTCTCTACACAAAGGGTTTCCTGACACGCCGCAGAGCGTCGTCATCACGAGCGCAACGCTGAGCACTGGCGGTAACTTCGACTTCATCGAGCGGGAGATCGGGTACGAGGGTGGCAAGACGCTTGAGCTTGACTCGCCGTTTGACTTCTCGCGTCAAGCGTTGTTCGTCTGCCCGGAGATGGAGAACACTCCGAGAGACAAGGGCTTCTGCGATGAGGTCGCGTGGCACGTCAACGAGCTGATCGAGGCGGCAGACGGGCGCGTGCTTGGTCTCTTCACGAGCTATCGGAATCTCGACGCGATGCGCGAGACCGTGAAGGACAGCAACGGCCGGAAGGTGCTCTATCAGGGGGACGCGCCGCGGACGAAGATGGTCAGACAGTTCCGCGACGAGCTGACGACGAGCCTGCTCGGGACGATGTCGATGTGGACGGGAGTGGACGTGCAGGGGGAGAGCCTTACTGCTCTTGTCATCGACAAGCTTCCCTTCCCGAGCCCGTCGGAACCGGTTATGGACGCGTTGAAGGAGATCCGGCCTAACAGCTTCATGACGGACTTTATCCCGCGGGCGACGATGATCTTCAAGCAGGGCTTCGGACGGCTGATCCGCTCACAGCGGGATTATGGCGTCGTCGTCGTGCTCGACCGGCGTCTCTTTGACAAGCCTTACGGTGGTCTCATCATGCGGTCGCTTCCTCCGTGCCGCCGGACGCGCAACGTCGGCGAGGTTGGCCCGTTCTTGAAGTATCACAGGGAGAAGTGATGCCGCGTCTGCAGCTGGGGCTCGTGGACGGCAACTACATGCTGCACCGCGCGCTCCACACGACGGTGTACCAGGAGATGAAGACGAGCGCAGGCGTGCATACGGGCGGCGTGCTCGGCACCTTCATGATGCTGCGCAACAGCATCCAGAAGCACGGCTTTACGCGCGTCATCATGGTGTGGGATGGCGTCCACAGCGTTCGCCGGCAGAAGATCCTGCCGGGTTACAAGGTGCGTGACGGCGGGAAGACGACGAAGCAGCGGGTGCTGTACGAGTCGCATCGCAAGATGTTCATGGAGCAGGAGAAGTGGGTCTGGCAGCTGCTGCCTTTGATGGGCGTCTGGCAGGTACGTCTCGCGAACCGTGAGGGTGACGATGTCATCCGTGTCATGACGGAGACGATCACGGGGGCCGACGTGTACGTTGTCAGCGATGACAAGGATATGCTGCAGCTCGTCACGCCGAAGGTGTCAGTGTGCCGGCCCATGAAGGGCGACGTCGTCACCTACGACAACTTTCACGAGATGTTCGGTGTGGGACGCTGCATTCAGCTGCTCCGCCTGATCGCGACCGGGGACGCCGTGGATTGCATTCCCGGCGCAGCAGGAGAGCGCACGGTCAACAGGGTGATGGCGATTCTCGACGCGATCCTCCGCGCGGAGGGTGTCGACGTGATGACCTTGCCAACACACGACGGGGAATGGAGCGGGCTGTTCGGACGTGTCATCGAGGTGTGCGAGCTGCTCGCCAGCTTTGACGTGCGCAACCGTCGGCACTACGAACGCCTTGCGGATGCGTGTCGCGGTTCGGGTGTCATGCAACGCAATGTCAACCTGATCGACCTCCGCCGCGAGGAGTTTTCGGTGCGGGAGAAGGGCCTTTTGGCCGATTACACATCTGAGGAGTCAACGACGTCGGCTGTCGTCACGGCGCCAGCGTCCGACGTCATGAAGATGCTGCAGCACTTCCACATCATGGAAGCGGCGAAGGCCACGGAGCATTGGGGCTCCACTATCGAACCCTTGCGGTACCTGACATGAAGCTTCTTGCGTACGGCGACCTGCACATCAACTTCCAGCACGCCGACTACATGGAATACCTGCAGAAGACGGTCGACGCGCTCATCGGAGAGATACGCGACCGGCGTCCCGACGTCATCGTCAACCTTGGGGACACCTTCAACACGTTCGGGATCATCGGCGCTCGCGAGCTGGTCTTCGCGCACGAGCTGATGCGGCGTATCGAATCGGTCATGAAGCCGGACGCGAAGCACATCGTGCTGCTCGGGAACCATGACGTCGGCGGGCCTGACCTGTCTGCGATCTCCGTGTTCGAGACGACGCGGACGCGCGTGGTTCTGCGTCCGCAACGGGTGGTGATCGGGACGCTGCGCCTTGGGGTGCTACCCTACGAGAAGGACGCCGACGAGGTGCGCAAGGCGCTCCCGACTCTCGGCTCTCTCGACCTCGCCGTCGGGCACATTGAGTGGGTCGGCCCGCGGTTGACGCCGACATGTTCTTCAGAGGCTGGCATCACGGTCGAGGAGTGGGCGGAGGTCCATCCGGGTGTCACGATCCTGAACGGGCACTACCACACCCCGCAGTACCGCCCGCCGCTCTACTGCGTCGGGTCTCCGCTCTTCATGAACTTCTCTGACGCTCGGTCGAACATCGCGCGTGGTTTTGCCTTGTGGGAAGACGGGCAGCTCGCGCAGATCCCTAACGCACACACGTTCCAGCTCGCGCGGATCGAGACCGACAGCGAGAACGAGCTGCGCACGCGGCTGGAGAAGCTGCACCCGGAGACGAAGGTGCGGATAACGTGCCCGAGGCACCTCATACCCGTGGTCGAGGAGTACCGCGAGAAGCTCATGTGGTGCCGCGTGAGCCCGTCAGACACGGTCGTCGCGCGACGGCTTGAGGAGATGGACATCAAGCTAACGTCGAGCGCTCAGGAGGCGATTGACGAGGCTGTGAAGGATGTGCAGGGGTTCGACTTGAGCCGCTTGTGCAAGGTTGGGCAGGAGGTATTCGGGCTATGAAGGTATGCGGGTTACGGAAGAAGTTCAAACCGAAGGACGGTTACCACGACTACGACGGTATGTGTGCGCACGGTCGGCAGATTCAGACTTCCTCAAGCTCGCCGTCGGACGCTTCGCGTTTCGTTACGTTCTCCGTCAAGGTGTTCAAATGGCGGCAGCGTCGGCAGGGAAAAGGGCTGATCCCGGGCAAGTGTATCGTGCGCCTTCGCGGGGCGCAGCGTGACAAGACGCTCGTGTTCAAGGAAGCCGAGCTGGTCTGTCGCCTTCTCGACATCGGTGAGTACAACGACAAGCGCAAGGTTATTACGGTCTCAAGATGACTCTTCTCTCCGGCATCTGTCTGATCGCGTCGCTGCTCATCTTCGGGGCGGTGTTGTGGCCGGTCACGTTCCCGCGTCGCTACTTCCGGTTCCCGTCCGTATTTCAGCTTCGGCTTTCGCTCCCGATGCTGTCGGCTAAGGAGCTATGCGAGGTGCAGCCGATGACGATTACGCTGGATGAGCCTTGTGCCGAAGTCTACTTCATAGACTTGGAGTACAAGGAAGAGGAGCTGCCGCGGGTGCCGCTGTACGAGCCGCCCGAGGGCTTCAGGGTGGAGGGGTAGGCGTGGTCGATATCAACGCGCTCGGGACGCAGGGCACACCTACGAAGCACCGCGATATGGACCGTTACGACGTGGAGCGCCTTGAGTTCATTCAGGAGCTTGACGGAGCGAACCTCGACGTGACGGACTGGGAGGCGGACTTTATCGACTCCAACCTCGACAGATGCATCCCGTTCACGCCTGCGCAGCGCGAGGCGGTCGTCAACATGCGGGACAAGTACGAGGGTCTGCTATGAGCCTGAAGCTGATAGGCATCGGCCACAGCAGCCGCGTCGGGAAGGACAGCGTTGCTCGCGAGCTTGCGTTGTGTGCGCAGCAGGACGGGATCAAGACGCAGGTCATCTCGCTCGCGTGGCTCCTGAAGGAGACGGCTCACACGGTCTTCCAGCATTACGGGCTGCAGCGCGGGGAGGTGTACGAACGCGGCGGGCTGTTTGAGGAGGTGCGCGCGAAGGCGCTACCGATCATCGGTCTCTCGCCGGTCGACCTCTGGATAGCGCTCGGGAACAAGGTCCGCGAAATCTACCCGTTGACGTGGGTGGACGGCGTCTACGCCATCGCGGCGCAGTACGAGGCTGAGCTGCTCATCATTCCGGATGTGCGGTTCCCGAACGAGGCGGGCTCTGTGCGTGCGGGTGGTGGTGTGCTCCTCCGCGTGAGGCGTCCGAACCAGATAGCACACAAGTCGGACAAGCACCTCGTGAGCTACGCTTGGGACTACGACATCGAGAACGTCGGCACGCTACCGGAGCTTGAAGCCAAAGCGCGCCACCTTTGGGAGATGGAGCTGCGCGGTCGCTGGCTCTGGAGCAAGGAAATCGTCGAATGAACTTCACGCGCGTGAACATCCGCAACTTCCTCAGCCTCGGGGAGGTCAACATCGACTTTGCGCCGGGGTTGCACCTCGTCACTGGCCGGAACCTCGACATGAATGGCGACGCGAACGGGGTGGGCAAGTCGGCCATCTTCGACGCTATCATGTGGGCGATGTTCGGCACGACGCGTGGGCTCGCGGACGACGTTATCAACAGGGCCGCCGGTTCGGACTGCAGCGTGAGCATCGAGATCGAGAACGGCTCAGGCCCGGTCGTCATCACGCGCTACCGGGGGCACGGGCAGAAGGGGAACTGCGTCGAGGTCGAGACGGATGGCACGAACGTGACTCCGCACACGACGAAGGAGACGCAACAGCTGATAGACCGGCTCTTGCCGGTGGGTGAGTCGGCGTTGCGGCATGCTGTGATGGTAGGGCAGGGCATGCCGCATCGCTTCCTCGCTCTTCCCGAGCGAGAGAAGCAGGAGATGCTATGCCGCGTCTCCGGGGTCGATCTTTACGACCTCGCGCAGGAGCGGGCACGGCAGCGCTATCGTGACGGCGAGAGCGAAGTCATCGACAAGCGCACGACAGTCGGGACGCTGCGGTCACATCTCGGTGCGCTTGAAGGTCAGCGCCATCAAGTAGCCGACGCGATCGAACAGCTTAGAATGGAAGGCAGTATTGCTGCGGTTGAGAGCAGCATCGGCAACGTCGACATCGAGATCAAGCGCATAGAGGCGCGACTGAAGAACGCGAGCGCGGACATTGAGAAGCAGCAGAAGAGCACGGCGCGCACGCGTGAGGCGGCGCGCGCGAGATACGATAAGACGCTTGCGGATGCTGATGCTGCGCTCGCTGTAGCGTCTGACGACATCGACGCGTTGACAGGGATGGGGAGGACCGCGCGGGAGCGCTTTGACAAGGCGCGCAACAAGCTGCAGAGCATGGACGTGACCATCGCGCAGTTCAGTGCAGAGACGCAGGCGTTGTGGACGCAGTTCGAGACGACGCAGAGAAAGCTCGACGTGCAGGTCGACAGCCTGCGTCACCTATCGGGTATGTGCCCGACGTGTCTGCAGCCCATTACGGGGGATCATGTAGAGAGGTGCGTCTCCGACATCGCGACACAGAAGCAGGACGCTTCGCTGGAGCACATCACAGAGTCGAAGCGCTGTGACCGGCGCCAGCAGGGCTTTGAAAGCGCACGTCGCGACGTTGTCGAAATCGTCGAAGAGCTGCAGCTCGGCTGTGCGGATGCGGATCACAAGCTTGAAGCGAACCGGACCATCGTGCGCGACCTGCAACGCAAGCGCGAGATTGCCTTTGACCTCGTGCGAGCATCTGTCAACCAGCGTGAGAAGGACAACGCTCAGTTCGACGCGCAGCTGCGCGCGATCACGACGCAGTCGGAAGGGCAGCTCACGCAGCTACAGCTCAAGAAGGACCAGCTTCGCGAGTCGGTTCGCGCCCATGAGGAGAAGCGCACATCGTTGAAGGCAACGATGGAGGCGAACGACGCGCTTATAGCTGAGCTGAGGGATGGTACCGTTCCCGCGGCTGAGAAGGCGCTCACTGACGCGGAGGATGGGCTGCGGTACTATGAGTTCTGGCGCTCGTCGGTTCCGCAGCTGCGCGCGTCTGCTGTGTCGGGGCTCATCACCTACACGAATGCGCGCATCTCCGAGTACATGGAGGAGTTGTCAGGCGGCGCCATCGGTGTCGAGCTGTATCAGGAGAAACGCGGGAAGGGCTCGCGCCTCCGTGCTGCTCTGCGCACAGACGGCGGGTCGTACGAGATGTCGAGCGGTGGTGAGCAACGGCGCATCGACCTCGCGGTGTACCTCGCGCTCGCTGACCTCCTGCAGTCTCTCAGTGGTCTCTCGTGCAACCTGCTCGTGTGCGACGAGATCACGGACGGTCTGAGCCCGGCAGGTAGTCGGCAGTTTCTGGACATGCTGCGGAAGCGCGCGGACAGCGGTATGTGCGTCTACGTGACGACGCACGACCTCTCCGTGAGGAACGCGGTGGGGTTCGACTCGGTGCTGTTTGTCGAGAAGAGCGATGGCGTGGCGGGGCTACGCGATGTTCCGAGCTGGTGAGAAGCTGCGGTTTCGGATGATCGAGTCGTGCCGGACAGAGCGCCGGTCTGTGAAGTATCGACGAACGACAGATGAAGGACTCGTTGAGGTAGAGGACCAGGACGGACGCACTCTCATCGTCCACGAACGCTACCTCTACCGTTCAGACGGGAGAACACCGGTCAGTGGCGCAGAAACAGAAGAAGGCGTCGAGGGGAAAGAAGGACAAGGCCGCTGAGCTGTTCTGTGAGAAGTGGCTCTACTTCCTCGGTTTGGAGCACGTGCATCGCTACCGGCGGGCGGCTGCAGGGCTGACCTTTTCCTTCGCGCACGATCTGTTCGGCGCCATCGACTTCCAGAGCCTCATACCGGCGTCCTTCGCGCCGTTCGCGCGACCTCGGGCGATGTTTCGGCACTGCACCATGAACGGTAGCGCGACGGGGGTATGGCTCATCCAGATGACGACGCAGGGGGGTCGCACGGAGCGCCGCCGAAAGATCGAGAAGATCCCGTGGCCGCTTCACTGCCGTATCGACCTCATGACGCACGAGGTCGTTCCTGATCCCGCGCATCGCGGCCGGCGGTTGAGCTATTGGCGTGTTGAGGAGTTCTCGCTCATGCCGGTTGACCTGTCGGACTTTCCGAGCGGGCGCACATGGCTTGACGCCTTCGCGTTGCCGATCAATGCAGTTGCGGTCGAGGCGCATGCGAAGGGGCGTAACGCGCAGAAGAAGGCAGCGAAGGCGAGGAAGGCGAAGACGAAGGCGAAGGCGAAGGCGAGGAAATGATGGACGCTACCGACCTGACAATCCCGAAGGCCGTCTACCGTTTGGGCTCGATGCCAGACGTAGCGCGTGCTGCGCTTGCTGTGGCTGTGCAGGAGCACGCGATTTCGGCAGACGCTGGGATCATCTTTTACGACGGGCTCAAGGCGCTTGACGACGACAGCAGCGTCGTCGTGGCTGCGCTCTGTGTGGCGATGTACTCGAAGGGGTTGTTTCGCGAGGGTTTCGCTCAGGCGGCGTTGCTCTCAATGCGGCGCACGGAGGCGGTTGTAACACCATCGTCTGCTCCTGTGCCTCCTAAGAAGAAGCGTAAGAGCGCCCGAGGTCTCCTGCCGTTCCGGCGTCTCCCGAAGGCAACGGAGGACCGCGCGACCTTCGTGATGCAGTGGGCGCGCGAGAGCGGATTGTCGGGAGGGAAGTACCCGCTCGACATGCTCGAATGGAAGACGGGCACCATCAACTGGGATGCGTCGGAGGTCTACACGTACGTCAAGGGCACGATGGAGTGGTTCATCTACGCCGCTCTCATCGTCGGGCCGCGCACGTATGACGAGCTTCTCGACCTTGAGTTCAGGAACGCGAGCCTTCGCGCCATTCAGGACGACGTCGACTACGCGCTCAAGCGCATCATGGTAGAGCCTTCCTGGCTTCCTCCCGGGGCCGGCGAGTACGGAGACAATCCCGACACGGGGAAGATGTGGATCACTCGTGACGACCAGCACGCCCTCTACGAGTCCCTTCCTTGGCGACGTAGCGCTTGACTCGGTCGAGGTCGACGATCGGGGTATCTCGTATTGCAACCACGTGTCGTACCACCTCTACCGGTTCTACGTCGCCGGGCTCGCAGGACCGAACACCTACCTCGGTTACGCCCGTCGCGGTGTGGTGAAGTGGCTGCAGCTGACCTTTCCGAACCTGACGCATGAGCAACGTGAAGACGCGGTGCAGCGTGCTCTCGTGAGCGTCTGGGATGCTGCCTCTCGTGGTCGCCTCCCCGACGGTCATCCTTCCCGGTACGCCCGTTACGTCATCCGCATATGCCAGACTTCGGTTTACGCGACGCTCAGGGACAAGTACCTCAAGCCGGCGACGAGCTTTCTCGGGGAGAAGGGATGGCGCGGGACGACGGCGACCCGCCTTGCGAGCGCGGAAACGATCGCGTTCATTCACGAGCTACCGGGGCACCTCATGAAGCTCGTCGTCGAAGGGGACCGTTTTCAGGATCGGCCTGAGGCAATCTGTTACGTGGTGCGTTGTCTGTGGGATGACGACGAGCCAGACCCGCAGACGATCCACAGCTTGGGGGTGCCTTTCGACGGGTTCTTCGTCGAGCACGTGACGTTGCGCCTACGCACCATGCTCTACAAGCTTCGGGGGACGATTGAGGTGTTTGGGAAGGGTGACGACCTCAAGATGCTACTCGCGTTCGAGGCGCCTGAGGAATGAAGAGCATCGGCCTTTACCATAAGCGGTACCTCGACATAGTGACGGTGTTGCTCGTCGATCGGGCTGACGATACGCACCTACCCGAGCTGTACGACGTGTTCGGCCGAGAGGCGCTGTCGAAGTTCCTTGAGCTGTTCGCCGGCATGACGATCAAGGTTCCGACTCGGGAGGAGATCGAGGATTCGGTGCGGAACGTGAGCATCTACCTGCAGCTCTATCGCACCACGAAGGGATCAAAAGCTCGTGTGATTTATGACATCGCGCGGCACTATGGAATGGTGACAGACGACGTCAGGCGGATATACTATCGTATGGAGAAACGACTTAGGGGAGTTGACTTGGAATGTCTGCTGCAGAGCCGCCCGTGAGACAACCGCACCCCGTGTCGCAGTCGCTTCGCACACTGGAAGACCTGACTGCCGCGCTGGTGGATGGTCGGCCGCTTCCTCGTAGGGTCCGCCGCGACGTACAGGATCGTGCGAACCAGCGGGAGCGCACGCAGTTGTTCATGGGGGTGCTTGGGAACCACAAGATGAACAGGCTCATGCGCTTGTACAAGGCGCTTGACCTGGGCCTTGAGTACATGACGGACCCGGATCATCTTGCGTCGCTGCGGGAAAACCCGCAGGAGCTGCGGCGCCACGTCGAGACGCTCCACAACTTCGAGCGCGACGATGTCGACTTCCTCGAACGGCTCATGTCGCCGGCAGCGATCACGAAGCACGGCTTCAGCGGGAACCTGCAGCAGACCTTCAACACCATCTTCCATTCGCCCGCCGAGGGCGAAGCGCTTCCCGGGGAGGACATCTCCGTCACGGCGCGGCGCACCATACAGGCGACGATGCAGGCGATACTTGGGCTCGCGGAACGTGGTAAGCTGCCCGAGCCGGCGCACACGGACGAGCAGGAGGTCCGTGCAGAGGTTCTACGGAGGCTGATGGAGGATGACGATCGAGAGGTCGACGCCGAAGCTGCGTGAGGATCTGAGCCGACTTCTTGACCGCATCGTCGAAGCCGCGGACAACCAGGACAAGCGCACCGTCCGTTCGTGGTTCGAGAACGTCAAGCACCTCAGCTCCGAAGAGCAGGGCGTTCTCGTAGACGTCCTGATCGAGCTTCGGGATAAAGGCAACTCCGCTACGCTTGACGCTCTATGGGAGCTGGACTACCGCGTCCGGCCCGTGGATATCAAGCAGTTCCTCGAAGACGACTACTACTTTGGGCACGTCGGCAGAACGCTCTACCCCGCGTGGAAGACGGACATCATCTACGTCTGCGGGTACGGCTCGCCTGTCGCCGAGTGGGTGCTGACGGGTGCCATCGGCGCGGGGAAGACCTACTCCGCGCTTGTCGCGACTGCCTACAAGCTGTACATGCTGTCGTGCCTTCGGGAGCCGCAGGTATACTACGGACTCGCGAGCGGTACTGAGATCGCCTTCGGCTGCTTCAACGTCACGCTGCGCAACGCGGCGAGCATCGACTTCATCCAGATGCGGAGGTTCTTCGACGCGTCACCCTACTTCAAGGAAAGCTTCCCGCGCAAGAAGACGAAGGACACGCGCATTGAGTGGCCGCAGTCGAACCTCTTCGTGCAGGAGGGGTCGACCGAGATTCACGCGCTGGGTTCTAACCTGTTCTCCGTGCTCATCGACGAGATGAACTTCATGCGCAAGCTCCGCAACCTGCCGAAGGGTGAGGACGCGAAGGAGCGAGATCAGGCATACCAGCTCTACAACCACACCAGCCGCCGCATCAAGAGCCGCTTCGCGCAGCATGGCTGGTGTCCTGGGCTTGCATGCCTTGTCAGCTCGCGGCGCACGCAGTCGAGCTTCCTTGAGGAACACCTGCGCTCGATGAAGGGCAGCCCTGAGCTTCACGTCAGCGACTACTCGCTGTGGGACACGAAGGGGCGCGACAACTACTCACCAAAGAGCTTCCGCGTGGCGGTGGGCAACCGGTACCGTAGCAGTAAGCTGCTCGACCGCCATGACCTCAAGAGTGGCAAGCTAATCGAGACCTTGGAGCCGGCAGAGAATCAGCCTGTTGTCGAGGTGCCGATGGACTTCTACAGCGACTTCCATCGCGATATTGAGGGCGCGCTGCGCGACGTCGCCGGCATTCCGACCTTCGGCGAGTCGCCGCTGATCCATCGTCCTGAAAGCGTCTACGCGTGCATCGACAAGACTCGCCGTCATCCTTTCTCCGTTGAGCAGGCGACGCTGCCGCTCAACGATCCTGCGGCTGACCTCTTGCAGCTCATCAACTGGACCGCGCTCGTCTACATCGACAAGAGTGCATACCGCATGAAGCTGCGGGCCGCGGAGCCGCGTGTCATTCATGTTGACCTCGGGCTCACCGGCGACTCGGCGGGCATGGCGATGGGGCACCGCTTTGACTACTACACGTACACGAAGCACGACCCGATCACAGGTATGGTGGTCGAGGAGTTCCGTCCGAAGATATGGATGGACTTCATGTTGCGTATCGTGCCGACGTTTGGTACGCAGATCGACTTGACGAAGATTGTCGCCTTCATCCTCAACTTGCGCAACTTCGGTATCCCTCTCATCAAGGTGACGTTCGACGGGTGGGAAAGCGCGATGGCGGCGCAGATTCTGCAGAAGGCCGCGCAGGTACCTCGTGACTCCCGCCGGCAGGCGAACCGGAAAGACCCGCTCGCGGACATCGGTGGCTTCAGGGGTGCAGGTATTCTGTCAGTGGACCGGGACGACCGCCCGTACATGATGCTGCGCGACACCATGACATACAACGCGCTCAACATGTACGCGTACCCGCCGTTCATCGACGAGGTCATAGCGCTTCGTCACGATGTCGAGAAGCGCAAGGTCGACCATGAGCCTGGTAAGAGTAAGGACGTGTGTTTTGTTGGGGACACACGGGTACGACTACTTGATGGTTCGTCTCCAACACTGAAGGAGCTATCGCAGCGTGACGGACCGTTCTACGTCTACACGATTCGACATGGGCGTGTCAGCGTGGGGAAGGCAACGTCGGCTCGCAAGACGCGAGAGGTGGCACGCGTACTCCGTGTGACGCTTGACAACGGTCGCGACGTAGTCTGTACTCCGGATCACCTCTTCATGCTTCGGGACGGCAAGTACAACGAGGCACAGTACCTCCAAGCCGGGGACAGCCTCATGCCTCTCTACACGAGGATCAGAGGTGATGGTTCGCTACCTGGGTACGAAGAGTTCCTGCACGTTGACGATGAAAGCTGGGATTACGTTCATCGGATGGTGGGGCAATGGAAAGAGTCACGTGCGTACCCGCGACGAGGTATGGTGTGTCATCACGTAGCCGGTAAGCTCAACAACGATCCATGTTGTTTGGAGATCCTGACGATCCAAGAGCACGGAGATCGTCATCGGGCTGACATCCTGAAGAAGCGTGCAGACCCGGCATTCGAGGCGAAGCGTGTTGAGGGGTTGTCTCGGTACAATGAAGGAAATCGTGAGCGGCAGAGCGCGTTCATGAAATCGCTCAACGACCGACCGGAGTTCGCGGCAGCACGTGATGAGCGCGCTTCGGAGTTGGGCAAACGCACCGGTCCTGTGAATCTCACACGCTACAACAAGTCGGCAACTCATCGCGCGAAGGCGTCAGAGACCGGCAAGCGCACGATTCACTTTGCTATTGAAGCGTCGCGGGGACCGAGACCGCACTATCGAGGTAGTAGGAACCCGAACGCCCGCAAAGACATCACTGTTGACCGTATTCGCGAGGTGGCGAGTAGATCACAAGCGCAGCGCGAGGTACTTCGAGAGCTGAGTTGTTCTCAGAAGGTGCTCTATCGCGTGCTTCGTGAGGCGGGGCTGAGTTGGAAGCAGCTCAGTGTCGACGGGTGCAAAGGCGTAGCAGCTGCGGAGCGATGTCGGCAGCGGAAGCCGTGGTTAGCTCGCAAGCCGGGGAACCACACGGTTGTCTCGGTGGAAGAGGCCGGATACGAGGATGTGTATTGTATATCGGTTGAGGGTACGCGTAACTTCGCCCTTGACGCGGGGGTCTTTGTACACAATTGCGACGCGGTAGCTGGCGTGGTCTACAGCTTATCGACGCTCGACCTGCCCATCCGTACTATGACCCCCGACAAGATTTTCGAGGCGACGGAAGGTCTCCCGACTACGATAGAGGAGCAGGGGCTTCACGACATCGTCGGAACGGCCCTGAAGCGCGATCACATCGAAGGTATCGACCCACCTCCGCTGGGCATGCCCGCGTTGCCTGTGAAGCCGAAGCCGGGACGGTCTCTCAGTAGTGGGCAATCGAGCCTGATCCTACAGATGGCACGGTGGGGTAGAGGAGGGGAGTAGATGGCGATCATCGAGCGCGTCCGTGACGCGTACAGCACGCTTTTCGGCCTGAAGCGTGCGGCGCAGGCGCCGCAGACGAAGATCCCGCAGCGTGTCGGCTCTCCGCCCGACGTTGCAGCTGCGCTGATGGCTGCGTCACCTTCGTATGACTACTACCGTAACTACACCCACCTTGAGCCGCACCGTGAGCAGGTGTACACGGACATGGACGACATGTTCCAGTACGTCTTAGCCTCATCCTCGCTCGACGCCTACTGTGAGGATGCAACTCAGCCAGATTCAAAGAGCGACAAAGTCGTCTGGGTATCGTCGCCGAGTACGCGTGTGACGGTTGAGCTGACGCGGCTGTTCGAGATTCTGGAGCTTGATGACACGTGCTATGGGCTCATGTGGTCGCTCGCGAAGTACGGCGACCTCTTCGGGCTCGTGCAGTACGAGAAGGAGCGCGGGGTCTTCGATCTCTTGCCACTTGAGCCTCGCGTCGTTCACCGCATCGAGTCGGCAGGCCGATCGCTCATGGGCTTCGCCGTCGGTGAGGTGCAGGGGGCAGAGGCGGACATCGAGTCAGGTATGGAGCCGCAGCTACAGCCGTGGGATATCGTTCACTGGCGCATCCGCACGCAACGCCCGACGCACAAGTACGGCACCCCGTTCTTCTACAACGTACGCCTTATCTACAAGACGCTGAAGCTCATGGAAGAGCAGATGACGATCTACCGGATGAACCTTCACCCGGATCGCCTGATCTTCAAGATTTTCACTGGCAACTCGTCGCCTGACGAGTCGTTTCGGATCATCCGCAACTGGCGGAAGGCGATGGAGCGGATCATTTCGCTGAACCCGCAGGGGAGCGAGTTCCGCAGCGAGTACGCACCGTGGGCGATCGACCCTAACATCTACTGGCCCGTCGGCTTCAATGACAACTCCTCCGGCATCGACAAGTTCCCCGGCAGTGCGAACAGCGGCGATATATTCGACATCGAGTACGTGCGTGACCTGTTCTTCGCGGGTACGAGGGTGCCGAAGGGGTACATGGGGTTCGAGGACTCGCAGGGCTACCGCAGCGAAGACACGCTGTCGCAGCAGTCCGTGAAGTTCGCTCGCGGGGTCAAGCGTATCCGGCACTTCTTCCTCGCCGGAGTCGTGCGACTCTGCAAGATCCACTTGGAGCTGCGCGGCATCAACACGAAGAGCCCCGCCAACAGCTTCGAGCTACGGATGGCGCCTGTCAGCTACCTCGACGAGTCGCATAAGGCGGAGCTGTACGCAAAGCGTTTTGAGTCCGTCCGTTACATGATGGAGATTGGCGAGCAGATGGAGCAGGCATTCTCCATCAACAAGCAGGCGTGGGCCGCCTACGTGCTCAGCGAGTTCGCGGGCTTGGAGCCGGAGATGGTATCGAAGCTGCTCGTGCCGGTCGGCGACAAGAACAAGCCGGACCTGACCTTCACGCCGAGCGGCTCGCGGATGGTGTTCGAGGGCCTGTCAGCTGACGATCAGACAGCGCTGCGCGAGCGTATGGAGAGCGACCCGGAGCTGAAGTCTCTCGTAGAGAAGATCGTGCCGGTCGAGAGCCTCACCTCCGAGACGCGTATGAGATCCGACGGCAAGCCGGTCAGCCTTGGCAAGAGCCTCAAGCCTCGTGAGGAGGCGACGACGACTCGGATCATCGTTGCGTCTGGGGCGATGGAAGAGCAGGTTGCGCGAGAGCGGAAGACGCGCATGAAGACCGAGCTGCGGGCGCTTGCTGAGGAGGCGCAGAAGTCCGCGGCATGAGCGACTTTGCGACACGCTTTGCGGTACGTCTCGGCGTCAGCAGGGACACGGCGACTCGTGTCCTGTCGACGCTCTCGGCGGAGGCACGGGAGGCGTTGCACGACGGCACAGAGGTCCGCCTCCCCGGGCTCGGTGCCATCTATGCCGCGAAGCAACCAGCCCGTGAGCATGTCGACCGCTTCCGCCTCGGGCAGGGGGTGCGCGTCGTCCGCAAGATCCCGCCTCGTCTCACGCCACGGTTTCGCGCCTCCCGCTACCTCCGCAACTTCCTGCAGGGAGAAGACCACCGCAAGCTCTCCGAGCGAGAGCGGGGGCACCGTCAACCGCCTGGTGTGCTGGAGTTGGACAGCGTCGCCGGCATCGACCTCTCGCGCTGTTTGTGGTCGCGCGTCATCCTCTACCACGGACGCAAGCGGCTGGAGGGCTCCTGGGAGGTGCATTTCCGCGACCCGCACGTTGTCTTCCTGCGTTCGTGTGGGCGATGCATTATCGAGCATGTAGCGGTGCTGGCGATTACAGAGGGATGGTGCTACACCATCGAAGGCAGCTCATACAGGTGGCGGAAGTATGGTTCTTCTCGTTGACGAGGTCATCGTTGAGCTTGACGAGCAGGACATCAACGACATCCAGCTGCACCTCGTCGAGTCGAAGAGCCTGACCGACTTCGACGCCTCGAAGTCCGGCTTCGTTCAGCGTGCGCTGAGCAAGGTCGTCACCGGCGCGGCGAAGGCGGCGAAGTGGGTTGTCGGCGGGCTTGGCAAGCTCTTCAGGCGCACACGCAAGGCGAAGACACAGGTTGCGAACCAGCAGGTTCAGCATCAGTCGATGACGATGCAGGACAAGCTCGCCCGGGAGATCAAGCGTTTCCAGAAGGGCGAGCACACGGCGATGCGGTTGCATCAGAATGCGATACGTCTCGTGAAGGGCGCGCATGAGGCGATGTTCAAGGTCGGCGTCGAGTCGGCCGGCACGGAGGCAATCACCGGGAAGCTGCGCATCGGCAGGCGCGAGAAGGCATGGCTGCAGAGTGCCGTTGAGGAGGAGCTGCGGTACCTCCGCGTGTTCCTTCGCAAGGTGATAGCCGGCAAGGCATCAGAGAAGGAGATCGCGAAGCGCATCAACGCGTACGTCGCGACACTGAAGCACATCTACTACTCCGGGCGGATCGTTGGCAGCCCGGACCATATGATCGTCGACTGGGTGACAGCGATGGACCGTAAGGTCTGCGCCTCGTGTCGTTTCCTGCAGGGCTGGTCTCCGTACTCGCGCATGACGCTCCCGACGACACCCCGGGCCGGACAGACCATCTGTCGGTACAACTGTCGCTGTCGGCTGGTCATGCGGCCTGCCCTTCCCGACGACCTGAAGAAGGTCGAGAGGCGGCAGCAGCCGAAGGGTTGGTACAGGAACCGCCTCGAAGCTCTGATGAAACGCGGAAAATAGTGCGGCATCGCCCCCTCCTGGCCGATTAGACATGTAGACACGATAGGCAGGAACGCAGGGAGACGACGGATGCAGGGTGTCCGTGAGGGCGTAACCGCGGAAGCTCTCGACTTCTTCGGCGGCGACCGCTTTACCATGAACGCGAATGTGTGGTTCGACAAGTACGCGCTTCAGGGGGACGGTAACGCTCCGACCGAGAAGACGCCGCAGGAGAGCTGTGAGCGCTGGGCGGATGCCATCGGACTTGGGTTCGAGGAGGGGAGCTACGGGCGGCAGGCACTGCGAGAGCGCAAGCTGTGCCCGGCTGGGCGCATCATGTACGGGCTCGGGAATCCGCACTTCCGCGCGAGCCTGCGCAACTGCTACTTCATTCCGATCACGGAAGACAGTCTCGACGGCATCTTCAAGTTCGCATACGAGATGAGCCGCACTTACAGCTATGGCGGGGGCGTCGGCTCGGACATCGGCACGCTCCGCCCGGCGCAGGCGAAGGTCGCCAACTGCGCGCGGGTGTCGAGCGGGGCGGTGAGCTATCTCGACGTGTTCTCTCAGGTGACGGGTACGGTGGGGCAGCACGGGCGCCGCGGGGCCGCCATGTTCACCATTCCCGTTGACCACCCTGATGTCGAGCGCTTTCTCAGCTGTAAGGACGACGTGCGGCCGGAGTGGATTGCGGCAGCGCTTGCTGTTGACAGTGGTCAGCGTGACAAGCCGGACGGCTTTGGGAGCTGGATCGGCGAGCGTCGGCGTGTCCGCTACGCGAACATCTCCGTCAAGGTGTCAGATCCGTTCATGGCAGCGGTCGAGCTGGGCACTGGGTTCGACCTGATCTTCCGCAACGAATCGAAGGGTGGCACTGAGGTCGTCAGCCGGCGTATTCAGGCCCGCGACCTGTGGAACGAGATGACACGCCGCGCACACGCCTCTGCCGAGCCGGGCATCCTCTTCTGGGACACCATCTGTCGGGAGAGCCCGAGCAACTACTACGACGAGAAGTGGCACGTCAAAGGTGTTAACCCTTGCGGGGAGCAGCCGCTTGAGGCCTATGGCTACTGCTGCCTCGGTCATGTGAACCTCGCGCGCCACGTCATCGATCCGTTCACGCCGCAGGCGAGGATCGACTGGGAGGGGTTGGAGCAGACGACGCGCGCGGCGGTGCGCTTCCTCAACCGCATCAACGAGATCGAGGATGAGGAGGAGCGCTACCCGCTGCCGGAGATGAAGGCGCGCGGCTTGATGCTCAACCGTATCGGCGTCGGCATCCTCGGGCTTGCGGATCTGTTCATCCGCCTCGGGCTCATCTACGGGTCGCCTGCGTCGATCGAGGTCGTGGAAACCATCGCGCGCCGCATGCTCGACTGGGAGTACAGCGAGAGCGCGCGGATCTCCTATGAAGACGGCCCCTTCTGCGAGTATGACTGGGAGAAGCATCAGCACGTTCCCATCATCAGTCGTCTCTCGGAGTCGGTGCGGGCGGAGATCCAGAAATACGGTCTACGCAATGTCGCGCTCAACACGGTGGCGCCGACGGGCACGGTCGCGGTGTGGGCGCAGACGAGCAGCGGCATCGAGCCGTTCTTCGCCTTCCAGTACCGGCGCAAGGTCTACAACGCCACCTCCGGGACCGGGGAGGTCTACACGGCGTACGAGCCGGTCGTCGAGGCTTGGGCAGCTGCGAACGGCGTCGAGCTGACAGACGACACGGTGCTACCCGATTACTTCGTGGGCGCCTATGAGATCAACTGGAAGGACCGCGTAGCGCTGCAGGCTGCGGTCCAGACGTACATCGACGCGTCCATCAGCTCGACGATCAACCTCCCGCGGGACACGCCGGAGAGCGTGACGCGTGAGCTGTACGCGACAGCCTACAAGTCGGGCTGCAAAGGCATTACCGTCTACCGCGAGGGTAGCCGTGACGAGGTTCTATCGCGCGAGCTGGAGAAGAAGCCGACTGCGAAGCCGGGGCGGGTAGAACCTACGCCGATCTTCGACCGCCTACCCCCTGTCATCGACGCCAAACGCATCGCCTTCCGCGATGCGGAGCACAACCGTGTGCTCCTGTCGATCGGGCTGAGCGACGACGATCAGATGCCGATCGAGGTGTCGGTGTCACACTCGAAGACAGAGCCGATGCTCGACTCCTACGCGAAGGCTTTGGGCATCCTCACATCGGTGGCCCTGCAACATGGGCTCACGCCGGAGCGGCTTGCGCGTAGTCTGCGTGGCATACAGTCCGGGTTTGTGCAGCGTGTCTGGCTCCACAAAGAAGACGTCAGGCCGACGCTTGTCACGTCGGTGCCGGACGCCATCGCGGTGGCTCTGCAGCGGTACGGGACCGCCGCGCAGACGCCGGACGGGTGGGTTGACATCGAGGGCGCGGAGCTGTGTCCATGTGACAAGAAGCTTCGCTCGTGGGTTAAGGAAAGCGGATGTTGGGTGTGTAAGGCGTGCGCAGCATCTTTGTGCGAGGGTTGAGGTACATGACTGACGGCAGACTCGTTCTTCCGCCGCACGTTGTACGTGAGCGGCAGGAGAATATCATCGACCTCGAACAGATCAAGAGGGCCGCGAAGGCTGCTACCGACGGGCCACACAGGAGATCGGTGCCGCGGACCGCTGAGGAATCTGAGCAGGCGCTGAAGAACTATGCCGAGGCGCTTGCTGCGATGCTCGACCGCTTTGGCACGTGCGTCAAGAAGAAACGCAACCCGACCGCTGCGGACATCTACATGTTCGCGGAGTCGTTGTCGAGCTTTGTGAGCTTGCACATCGCGATGCTTCAGGTTCAGGCCCAGAATGTCGATCGCGCTCGCGTGAACCTCGCCCTTCACCTTCGTGGCTACGGGCGCGCGCTTATGAAAAAGGGGCTCGTCACTGACGAAGAGCTGGATAGTGCGATGAAGGAGCTGGCGGATCGGGGGAAAGTTCAGCCTGCTGACAGCGGCGAAGCGCAGGCGCCTTCTTGACATAAGGCGCCCCGCAGTGTTCAATTCTTGAAACGGAGGCCCGCAGGAAGGACTCGAAATGACGAAGCGCTTGATAGAGGCGAGCGACGAGCATCGCAAGCTACTCAACAAGAGGGTGTGCTATGAGGTGCGTCACGGGAGGAGCCCGAGCGTCATCGTCGGAAAGCTGCTGGCAGTCGTTCCGCCGGAGGTGCCTCTCACCGACTTCGTGCCTTCGGGTGTGACCGGCTACCGCATCCGTAGTCCGATCGTTTCGCGGTTCGCGCGCTTCCTATTGCAGGCTGACGCACCGAACGGACAGCGGCTCTCGTTCTACTATGCGCCATCGCTCAGCGCAGACATTCGCTCTCTGAAGGCCCGCGAGATGCGGAAGCCGGTGGAGGTCAAGAAGTGCTTGACAGCGCTTAGGCGCAAGATGAAATGCGCTCAGAAGAGCGCCGACAAAATCAAGCTCAAGAAGGCTCTTGACCGTCTCCACAAGGCTGAGGACAAGGCTGCGGACAAGGCGGGTGTGGCGCTCGACCGCCTGAAGCGTGTGCAGGCATCCATTCGCGACGTGAAGAAGCTTGTCGTATCGTGCAAGAAGGCAGCGCTGCCGGGAGAGCTGAAAGTGGCCGAGACACGACTCGAAACTCTCAACTCGCGACTCGCGCGCGCGAAGGAGACGTTGAGCGAGGTTCGTGTGTGCAGCCGCGTCGGCATCCGTGCGGCGCAGAAGGTGGTCAAAAAGCTCAGTGCCTAACCCGCTCAAGGTTCACTGCGCGCATTGCCGGACGCCGCTTTTCTGGTACGTGGGCGACGTTCAACCAGGTGCACAGATACTGAGTAGCGACTTCCGCCAGATCACGCCGGGTGTCAACATTCCCCGATCGGGGGAGCCGATGACGTGCTACAAGTGCAGAAAGCCGTTCTATATGGTGCGCACGAACGGCGCGCTTGTCCTGCTCACGAACAAGGGGTTCATCCCGAGACCGCCGCAGGGAAAGCGAGACCACCCTACAATGGCAGGGTTGGGAGTCGTCGAACCTTCACGTACGGAGTACGCAGATGCTGCAAGTGACCGTGAAACGGCATCGGACGGACCACACGCCGTCGGGTGATCCTGTCTACGAGGTGATCCTGCAGGATCCGGCGCCGGTGGCCGGACGTCCGCTCAACTTGCTCTTCGCCGCAACGTACCCCGGGCTTGAGGCGCTTCACCGTGCGCTCGACCCGATTGTGCGCGGTGTGACGGATCAGGTGGTTGCGAAGGAGATCGAGGGCAAGCGTCCGCCGCTGCAGAGGGAGGGCAAGGCGTGAAGGTTGAGTTCCTCGGACCGACGCCGGGAGGGCATTCGGAGGAGGTTCGGTATGTTCTTCGTGCCGAGACTCCGGTCGAGCTACGCTTTCTGACGATCCTGCGTGACGTGGGAGAGAACTCGTACACGCACATCCGTGTCGCAGGGCACGAGAAGCTGGGGAGGCAGAGTCAGGGACTCCCGCAGGATCCCGTGGCTGCGCTTGCGTTGCAGGTGGTGAAGAAGCCGGCCTCTCCGACGATGAAGGTCGACAACGTGCTCGACCCGAACCTGGCATCGCGACCGCTGATGGTTGCCCCGCCCGGTCGCGGCAGGCTGCAGTCCAGCTCCCAGGTGCGGCACACGGGCGTGACAGCTGGCGTCAAGTCGATCATGAGCCCGACTGTAGTGACGAACGAGGGGAGAGCGGCGCAGGCTGGATTCGTCATTCAGAAGGGGAAGAGGAAGGGGGAGTGACGCTGCTGCCGATCAAGGGCAGTTGGCTTTTTCTGAAGGAGCCGGAGCGGGAAGCTCCGGCTCCGGCCGATTAGTAGGGTAGGAGGTGTGCGTGTTCATCCTCGGTGTCGACATTGAGACGAGCGGAGAGGTCGAGGGGACGGAGTCTCTGGTGCCTGAGGTGTTGGAGCTTGGGCTCGTGCTCTACGACACGGAGACCGATGAGGTCGTCAACCAGGTCGGCCGCATCTACAACGTGCAGCGTTGGGGAGCAGATGCGGCGGCTGTTCACCGTATACCGAAGGGGTGGGCCGACGCCGCCATCGACAGCGTGGACGCGTGGAACCCCTGCGATGTTGTCAACGCGCGCCTCGCACGCTACGCGGTTGCACATGGTGCCATCTTCGACGCCCCGGTCGTGAAGCTGATGTGGCCGGGCCTCGCGAAGCTCTCGTGGCTTTGCACGTGCGACGACTTGGAGCACGAAGACGTCATCGGCAAGGTGCGATCTCGTAGGCTTGGGCACCTCATGCACGACTACGGTATTCCGTACCCCGAGCGCCCGCATCGCGCGGTGCCTGACGCGCTCGCGTGCTGTCGCATCGCTGCCAAGCATGACCTCGACGCCGCGTATCGGCACAAGCTGCTACCGAAGTACGAGCTGCGTGTCTTTCCCAAGGGCTTCAACAAGGCGCTTGGGGACCAGCTGCGGGACACGGATTGGCGCTACTGCGGATCGCAGCGTGAAGGCGTGAAATGGCCGGGCGGGTTCGAGCGCTGCTACTACCAGACGCGGCTGACCGGCGAGGAGGTTACGGAGCTGATGAAGCCGATAGTCACGCCCGCGCTGTCGGTATGGCGCTCCGAGTGGGTGGAGCTGGACAAGCCGGGATATTGAGCCTGTGGGATGGCGTGGTAATCCCAATACGGGGGACGATGTGGCGAGCGAAGCGATCAACGAGATCATGAAGGCTGTCGAGCAGTTTCTCAGCGACGGCATGTATGGGCCGGAGAAGTGCAGGCTGTTCGGCAAGCTGATCGACGACGAGAAGACGCTGGCGATGCTGTTTGTCATCGACACCCTACGCGCGGTCGACGACGACGACGAAGGTCTCGCGGACGTGCTCGTGTGCTTCGTCCACGAGATGGCTGAGAAGCTGCTGCACAAGGCAGTTCAGGGCTACAACGGGTGGAGCGCGGAGTCATCCTCTTCGTTGCGCCAGAGCATTGCTGCGCACCTTCTGAAGGGCGATCCGGTCGACGTCGCGAACATCGCGATGTTCTGGTACGAGCGGCAGAAGCAATTCACGGTGATAGACAACGATAAGCCGGACGACAGGCTGATTCAGGATTCCTTCGCTCACCTCCGTGCGGGTGGCGACATTGAGACGGCCTACAGAGCGCTTGACGCACGGTTCACCGTGCTTCGCGAAGAGCTGCGGAGACTCCGCGGTCAGGTAGGGGGGTAGCATGCCGGAAGACAACATGGTCGAGAAGAAATGCAAGCGTACGGACTGGTGGACGCCCCCGAACATCGTCGACAATGTGCGCTCGTTCTTCATCAACATCGGCTTCAGTGGCATCAACCTCGACCCGGCGACGTGTAAAGAGAATCCGTGCGGTGCACGTTACTTCTACACGCCGGAGACGAACGGGCTCGTGCGGCCGTGGGATGTGAGCGACCCGCGCACGAGTGTGTGGCTCAATCCCCCGTATGGTGAACTCTTCAAGTTGTTCACCAAGAAGGCGCGCGAAGAGGCGAAGAAGTGCGTCATCCTCGCCATCTACCCGTTCGGCAGCCGAAGCGAGCAGCTGTACTGGCAGAACGACGTGATGTGCGAAGAGCTGAAAGCGATCTGCTTCGTGCGCAAGCGTGTGGGCTTTGTCATGCCGTCCGACTACACGTTGAAAGCCGGAGAGAAGACGCCGGGGCAGAAGTTCGGGAACACCTACGCGTCGGGCATCTACCTGTATGGCTCGAAAGTGACTCCTGAAGAGGTGAACGAGTTCGCCTACCACTTCCTGTCGATAGGGACGGTCAGAGAACAGGGGCGCAGATGGCAGGGGCCGACGACGTAAGACTCGGGCGCAGGCCAGTCCTGATAGCCAAAGACATCGCGTATGCGAAGGCCGCTGTGAGGGACTACGGAGCCCGCACTGCCGACATTGCGCTGGAGCTTGGGGTGGGTGTATCGACGCTGTACCGTTCGCTGGGCCGCCTCTATCGTGACCCGTGCGAGGTGGCAACCGAACGTGCGAAGGTCGGCGAGGTGTGGCGTGCTCGTGTACCGTCAGGCCACAAGCCCCGGTTCGTGCGCATCATCCGCGTGTCAAAGTACATGTGTGTTGTGGACGTGTTCAAGTTTGACCCGAAGACGGGTGTCTCGGGTCGGTGCGCAGAGTGGCCGGTCGGCGTAGTCGAGCGACGCTTCAGGAGGGTGCGGTGAGATACGACGGGTTCTTTCTCGTGGGGGGCAGCTACGGAGAAGGCACGCGCGTCGCGTCGCTGTTGGAGATCGTGGCGGACCTCGGGAAGCGGTTCTCGAAGACGGACGTCGTGCATCTCGCGGATCGATGCGACTCAGCTCTCGCCGGGCTCGCGATGCTGTACCTCGGGATGGACGTGGGGAGGCCGCCGGGCTTCGGTACTCTCCTGCGGTTGACGGGGGCGAAGTACACCTTCGTCCTGATGAGCGAGCCTGACGAGCTGCTCTTCTACGACTTGTCTCCGCGGTCGGAAGACGATCCGCCGAAGCGTGTTATGGGCAACCGTGCCGTCTCCCTGTGGGAAGAGATGGTGGCGGGGCAGCTGACGCCCGATCGCGCGGCGGTGCTCATATCCGAAGAGTCGCTCGTACCGCACAACTACCCGCCGCTGCAGTCGCAGAATCCGTGCGGTGAGCAGCTGATAGACGCTAACCGCCTCGAAGCGCTGCGCGAGCGCAACCGCGAGCTGTGGGCATACATCGGGGCGGTGGAGACGAAGCTCGGAGGCGCGCTACGTGAGGTAGGGCTACAGCCGGGGCTCAACGAGCTACGGAAGGGCCATCCCATCGACCTGCCCGACCGTGCGACGGCCTTGGGGCGCGCGTACGGCCATCTCGCGCTCGGAACCAACGTCCCGATCGACGTGGCGGTCGAGAGCCTTGTGCAGCGCTTGAAGAGCTGTCAGGAGCAGAAGGACCGCGCGTCCGTATTCGAGGAGATCGCGGGGTTGCTTGGTGCTGCGCCTCACGTGAGACCAGAGGACTTCCCCGGGCTCATGAAGGCGTGGAAGTCTGCGACTCGGAGCCGGATGGAGTGTGCAGAGAAGAAGTGGAGCGGGGTCCAGGACGCGTGGGGGCGTATCATCATCGCGCTTGAAACGAACGAGAGCGAACCGGACGCGGTGGCGAAGCTGATCGAAGAGAAGACGTTGCGGGGGCAGCTATGAGCACGGCGCAGAAGAGGGCGACCGAGTGCAAGCAGCTGAGCGAGAAGGTCAAGCAGCTCACTGCCATACGCAACGACATGCAGGCGGAGATCAGCCGTCTGAAGGCGGACCAGGACAACGCCTTTCGCGTCGCCGAGAGAACGGCGAAGGCGTCAGTCAAGGCTCTCATCCTCAGGCTTGAGGACGAGCGGGACACGGCGGTGCGCAACGCCCACGACTACCACGATAGCCTCGACCGGACGACGGCGGTGCTCATCGAGCTGCAGAAGCTCCACGACGTGCTCAACGCGGAGATGGAAGAGCTGCGGAGCGCCTACAACGTGTCCAGGGCTGAGGCGTTCAAGTACCGCGGGCTCGCGAAGAACGCTGCGAATCTGGTGTTGAAGAGCGTCATCCCGATGCTGCAGCGCATGTGCGAAGACGTCATGGAGGATCTGCACGAGGAGCTGAAGGTCAAGTGTGAAGGCGCGGCGACATGATGAGGCGTACGGTTCAGATCCGCGTAGATCGTGAGGCGACGGTGGACGTCCGCCTCATCCTCGGGGTGCACGGGAGCGACCGTAGCGAGCAGAGCACCTCGAACCTCCTTCGCCCGGGTGAGGTGTTGGAGGTCGAGTGCTTGACGACCTTCCCGAAGGTCGAGACGAACGACCGCATCGTCGGCGTGCGCAAGTGTGACGGAAAAGCGACGGAGTAGCATGGGCAAGCTGCAGACGACGTGGACGCTCATCGGCAGCGCGGACATCCGAGACCTGAAGTGCGATCCCGACGTCATGCGGTGGGTGCCGTTGGCGCTGGGCTCGCCGACGTGCGGGGTTTGCATACGTGCTCGCATCGTCCTGCTCCTCAAGCTGCGCGAGATGGACGGCACCGATCTCACCGATGCCGACATCGTGTGCATCGTGGCACGCGAGACGTCCGTCAGGGAGCTGTCCGACGCGGCGTTCAAGACGGTGGACAGGTACCACACGCTGCTGCAGGCAGCTGACCCCAACATCACCTTCATCCCGACCGAGGTCATGGAGGACATTCGGAGGGAGCATGCTTGGGGCGTGGGCATCCTTGAGCAGCTGAAGCTGGACGCGACCCGCGTGAAGAAGCTCGATCGGGACGACTGATGGCCGACGCGAAGATCGACGAGGACTACCTCGGGCATCTGATCGAGCAGCGCTACCCGGAGGGGCAGGGCTACGTCACGCTTCGTCAGGTGCGGAACGCGACGGGCTACTCTCGTGTCGCGCGGACAGCTGACGCCATCGTCATGGGCATGTGGCCGTCACGTGGGCTTGAGATCAGCGGGTTTGAGATCAAGACGAGTCGCAGCGACTTCCTCGCGGAGATGCGCGACCCGAAGAAGGCCGATGCCATCGCGCGGTACTGCGACTACTGGTGGCTCGTCGTCTCAGGATCGGACGTGGCGAAGGCGAGAGCTGTGCCGAAGCTGTGGGGCTTGCTGACGTACCAGGAGAGCACGGGTAAGCTCAGGCAGACGAAGGCAGCGCTACACAATGGCGCTGCTACGCCCCTCGACCGTCTCTTTGTAGCGAGTCTGCTACGTTCAGCGTCGCGGCAGAACCCGGACCCGAACAAGAATGCGATGAGCGCCTCGTACCGGCGGGGGCACGTCGACGGAGCTGCGCAGGAGAAGAAGAAGCAGGAGGGCGCGCACAACCGTCGTCATAGTGCAGCAGAGCATGACCTCGACGCTCTCCGCCACAAGGTGGAGCGCTTCGAGAAGGAGGCGGGTGTCGACCTGTCGGGATGGACGTACCCGAAGCACATCGGCAGGATAGCGAGCGCGCTCGTGAAGGGGAACGCCGCGAGGACGGTCGCACAGCTTGACGCGGTACAGGAGACCCTGAAGCTCGTGAGCGATCAGCTTGCGGACGTGCTCACGGCTTCGGGTGTAGACGTGTTGGGGCGAAAGGGACAGGTGCCACCGGTGCCGTAGGAGCAACGTGTACCGTCAAACCGACACGAACAGCACGAACACGATCATCATCGCGGCGACCATCGGGAACTACGGGGAGTACAATCAACCCGGCCCGGACACGTATGCAGACGATGAAGAGGAAGACGAAGAGCCCGAGGTCGAGAGAGCCAACTTTGTAGAGGTC